TTATTTTTTTTCTCTTATTGCTTTTTCAAATATGTTTACTGTTTCTTTTGACATAGCTTCAGTTGCATGGGTATAGGTATCTAGTGTTGTTGATATTCTAGTGTGACCGAGTCTTTTTTGCACATCTTTTATATTAGCTCGGTTTTCTATAAGTGTAGTTGCATGAGTATGTCGTAATGAATGAAAATTAAATACGATACCTAATTCATAATTAATTACCCTGGAAGCATATTTAAACGTATCTGGAGTTACGATTTCTCCATTTTCTTTAGTACAAACCATATCTATTGGACTCATGGTACCTGGATTAATAGAAACAGGAAGAGAGTAAATTCGTCTTAATTTATCATTGCCTTCTACTTCTTCAACTTCATATTGCTGAGTATAATATTGGCCGTACTTTATTCTATTTTCCATTTGTAGTTTTTTATGTTTTTTCAATGCATCTATTAAAGTCTGACCTATACTTATACTTCTTACTGAGGACTGAGTCTTTGTGGGGCCAAAATACCAATTTTGATTTCTTTTATAGATAATTTTATTGACGTGGATAGTTCTTTCTTTTAAATCAATGTCTTTCCAAGTTAACCCCATGACTTCACCGATTCTGCAACCGGTATGATATCCAATCATTATTGGTATATAAAAAGAAGAGCCTAAAGGAAATCTTTCAATTATTTTTTCAAATTCCTCTTTAGTAATAATTTTATGGTCAATCTCAGCTTTAGAATGTTCATATTTTGGATACTTTACATATTGCATAGGATTCTCTTTAATGAACTTACAAGGATGAACTGCGTATTTGAGAGAGCCGCTTAAAACAGTAATCATATTCATTAAATGGTTTTTACTATATCCATATAGATATTTACTATTTATAAATTCTTGAAGAATTTGAGGGTTTAATGATTTTAACTTATAAATTCCTAGAGCAGGTTTAATATGATTTTCAATAACATTTTTATAATTTTTTTGAGTATTATACTTGCAATTAAGTAAAACGTATTCTTTGAGCCAATAATCCATGTAATCTGCAACAGAAATTTCACTTGGTTCAAAGTGTAACCCGGCATTTTCATATTCTTGAAGTGCTTTTCTTAGAGCTGCTTCGGCTTCTTTTTTGGTTCTGCCGCCAACTCTTTCAATTCTTTTTCTTTTTCCATTAACAGTTCCAGCTTCAAAGCTATAGTACCACTTGTTACCACGCTTTCTAATATGTCCTTCCATAAAATAAAACCACCTTTCTTTCTTGTTGTGTAAAAGGTGGCAAAATGCTATAATTATTATGACTTGAGGTGCATTTGCCACCTAATTTATTTTAAAGATCCTTGGTGCTGCCAACACCGAGGATTCTTTTTTTGCGATTGAATTATAAATATGGTTAGGTTAATTCAAATACTCCTAAAGGTTCAAAGTAAATTATGTAATTATCTATCTGATAGTACACACCGTACTTTTCTTTATAATAAGTAATTGCTTCTTGTAAAAATTCCTCTGTTACTTCAAGAAATTCAGCCAATTCATAACGATTTCTACATCCTGCTTTATAGGCTTCAATAAGTTTCGTTATCCCTACAAGTTTCTGATAAGCCCATCCACGGGCTTTTTTTTCTTGCTTTCTATTTTCTATTTTAGACTGATCTAAAATATCTCCCACAGAAGTGTAGTGATGCCCAAGTTCTTCAGCAAGGATACAGTTCTTTTCTACGGTCGTTTCGATTCTTTTGCTGATTGCAATAACATTATCACAATATAAACCTTTAGTAGCTAAATTAAGTTCATGCACTTCAATACCACATTGTGCACATTCATTTAGCAATTTTTCGTATAGCATTGTTTCCCCCTAGTTTAAATATCATTTTGTAAAAACTAGTTATTCTTTTGTTGTCTCTTCATTCTTACGAATTCCTTAAACCTTTCGATTTCTTCCAACTCTTCTTCAGTCCAGTCTTCACCATCGTGGTGTGCAGCAATGGTTTCTATTGGTTGCCGGATATCTGTTCTGCAGAGAAGATAGTCAGTTGAAACATTAAATATTTCTGCAATTTTCGTGAGTATTGAATAATCGGGCTCACACTTTCCTAATTCGTATTTTCCATATGTAGATGTGTCAATATTTAGGATATTTGCCACTTCTTTTTTTGTATAACCTGATTCTTCTCTAATAGATTTCAATCTTTTACCAAAAGCGATTAGTTCTAATTCGGTATCTTTGTGTTCAACTTCTAAATATTTAGGAACATCGTGCCCCATTAACCAAACAGGATTAATATTATAATGATTAGCTAAAACTTGAATAGTTGTAATTTTAGGAGACATCTCACCTGTTGTATATCTAGATATAGTAGCAGCACTTAAATGTAATAATTCGCCAAGTGTGTAAGTTGTTTCTTTTTGCTCTTCCATTAGTTGTTTTAATCTTTCAGAAAAAATTTTTTTATTGACTTTAAATTTTTCGACCACAATAAATACCACCTTTCACAATTATTATATTATAACTTGTTACTAAATGCAATAACAAAAAAGTTTTTAAAACAAAAAATGTTACGAAACGTATTGACAACGATAACAAATGTTGTTATTATAAAGTTGTTACGAAACGCAATAAGAAGGGAGGGCTATAATGAAAAACAAAAAACACCCAGAATTAGTTGCGTTAAAAGGGAAAATAAGAGAGCAAAAGCAAAGTTACAGAACATTAGGGAAAGAAATAGGAATGAGTGTAGATGCCTTAAATAATAAGATTAATGGCTATTCTATTTTTAACTTAGATGAAGTTAATAAAATAGTCGAGGCTCTACATATTGACCCAAGTGAAATTTTAAAAATTTTTTTTCCAGAAATGTTGCGAAACGCAACAAAAAATAAGCAATAAAAAAGAGAGGGGGATTAAAGCTAACAAAATTAAAGGAAAGGGGGATTAGTGATGGAGACAATTTTATCAGCTAAAAGAATTGCAATTTTAGAAACAATGAGAGAAGAACTAGCGGAAAAGATAGCCTCAAATCAATTTCCGCAAAATGACTTACTTAACAAAGCTTATGAAGAAATTGAGGATGCATTCAGAAAAGCGATTATCGCTGAGGCTAAATTCCTAACATCCCTGAAATAATTTTTGTTGCAACGGATTTAACGATTTCTAATGATACTGATGAAGTTGCTTTTTGCAGTTTTGCTTTTGTTTCTGTCCATATCTTTGGATCACGTACACTATCTAAGTATTCATAACCAAACATAGTAATTCTTTGAACAATAAATTCTTCAAAAGGACTTCCTAGAGTGCGTATTGAGGTTGCTTCAATGTAATTGACATCAAGAAGCAAACGAATATGAAATGATATTTCTTTAGGTGAGTATTCATCAGTGACAAAATCATCAATCGTCATACGTTCTGAATCGCTTTCCTCAATTTTAAGCAAGATATGTCTTATTAAATCAAAATTGCGCTTCAATTTTTATTACTCCTTTCATCAATTGGCTCGTTTGGATATTAACCAGTTAAATTATACCATAATGGGAGTTAACAGCCGCAACTAATTAAAGAGAGAGGAAGATTAAAACTAACAGAAAACGGTCTAAGAAAATTAAAGGAAAGGGGAATTAGCTGTGGAGGATAATTTAGAAACAAAAATAAATGCTCTCGAAAAAAAAATTCGAAAGCACAATTTTACAATTAAAATGCAGACCATTGCTTTGTTTTTAAGTTTACTCATAAATATTTTTACGTTAATAAAATTCAACAGAATGATTTCTCTTATTCATCAAATTATTCAGCAGTTTCAGCACTAATTGAGGATATTTCGTTCATTTGAATTTAAGAAGATTAATGAGAAAGGAGTAAACGTATGGAAGAGGTTCTTTACACGGTAACAGAAGTTTCAAAGTTAATAAAAACTAACCCTGCATATGTCTACAGTTTGATTAACAATGGGTTGTTACCTGCTTTAAAGCTTGGATCATTGAAAGTTACTCGTTCGTCTCTATTAAAATTTCTTGAAACATATGAGGGGAAAGATCTAACGGATCCAACTAATATAAAAGAGCTAAAATTAATGAAAGGGTGATCTAATGAAACATGGAAGAAATCCAACAAGAAGACAAAAAGAGCGAATTAAGAAACTAGGACTTAATCCGGAGAATTGGCTAATCATAAAAGACTGTCAGGAATGTTTTGAGATAGTACATAGATTATCTGGTAAAACAAGAAAACTTACTATCAAAGTCAAAAATTGGACAGGCTTATCTTAGTTATGCAAAGCCAAAACATTGATAGAGAAATTGAGAAATATCAAATGGTATAGAAAGGGGGGAATATACGTGGAAAGATTAATCACAATTAACCAAAATGAAGCGGCCATAGTTGTACAAGCTATGAGAATACTAAAAATGATAGACGAAGAATTATTCAATGATATCCCGGAAGCGGACAAGCTCATGAACTTGCTCACTAACTTTGTAATTGGAAATGAGGTGCAAGTATGAATAATATAACTATTCAGGAGCTAAGAACATTATTTCTACTAGGCTGGGATTGTATTGTACATGACGGAAAAGTGATGTTTAAAACAAAAGGGCTTAGTCGCCGGCAAGCATAACTAAGCCAAAAGTAAAAATATTTGCGAACTTATTGTATCAAGATTAAAGAAATTATGCAAGAGGGCTGTAAGAAATGAGGGGATAAATTGGATAAAATTGATAACCAACTAGATAAATTATTAGTGGAATTACAAAACATGACAAATAAAGAACTTAACATGTTAGTCACTGTCATAAAAGAACAAAAGAGTATACCTCAATCTGTTAAAACAATTCTTTCTAAAATGGTTGAAAAGGAACTAAGACGAAGAGAATTAGAAGAAATAATAAAAAAACGTATAAAGGCTTTAGGGGCATTACAATTTTTTCAAGAAATGATGATTGAATATGTATACGGGAGGGACGAGAAACTAAATGTTCATTGATGAAAAGAAGTTAGGGGTACAGATGAAGCAGGCCTATAAAGATAAACTAATTATTGGAGACATAGAAGAAGGTCTTGTAATTTCAAATGCTCATTGGCTCTTATGGATTGATAATGATTATGTATCAAATAAGGTTAAGGCTTTAGTTGTCGAATATGCGGGACTTATGCCAGGATACGGACAAGTATTTTCAGTAAGCAAGGCGGAACCCAATCCACAGTTTATGATTGATGTAGATTACATAATCAATATTATCCAAGGTCATAAGAATGCATACGACAATTATATGGTTACTCCAATTCTTTTATCAGGGCATAAAGATATTAGATTACTACAGCACAATAAAAGCAAAGAAATCTATGCTATTGATCAAGAATGTTTGTCTTTAGTAGACAAAAGTAAGATTGACTATGAGATAGAATCAGAACCGTTAGGTCCGTGTAGTAGAACAAGCACTGGAAATGAATTTTATTGGTATAACGGAATCTGTATATATTACGTGTTGCCTATAGGACTTAAAGATAATGATGTTGCTATAGGGAAAGCATTAAAGAATGTTGATTTTTCTAAAAAAGGGGAGGAAATGTAATGTCAAGTTTATATGAACTAACAAATGATTTTGAACGTGTCATTAACATGTTGTATGACCCAGAAGTGGACGAGCAGACAATATTTGATACTTTAGAAAGTATTGAATATGAAATCGAGCTGAAGGCAGAAAATTATGCAAAAATGATTAAAAATTTAGAAGCAGATGTTGCCGGACTAAAAGCTGAGGAACAGAGAATAAGTGATAGAAGAAAGTCTATAGAGAACAAAATTAAATGGCTAAAAGCAAATCTTGAAAATTCTATGAAGACAACAGGAAGAACTAAGTTTAGAACCGCTTTATTTAGCTTTAGTATCCAAAAGAATCCTCCAAGTTTAGTAATCGAAGACGAAACAGTCATCCCTAAAGAGTACTTTATCCCACAGCCAGACATAATTGATAAATCAAAGTTGAAAGAAGCTTTAAAAAGTGGACAAGTAATTCCGGGTGCAATTTTGGTGCAAGAAGAAAGCTTAAGAATAAGATAGGAGAGATAAGATGCCATTAAGAATAGCTCAAAGAAGTAAGTCAAAGCTTAGATTAGGGGTTAGTGGTCCGGCAGGAGCAGGAAAAACTTTGGGATCCTTGCTAGTGGCCTATGGAATATGTCCTGATTGGTCTAAGATTTGCGTCATTGATACAGAAAATAACAGTGCAGATTTATATGCAGATTACAACCAAAATGGAATTCAGATAGGACGATTTATGGTTAATCCCATCCAGGCACCGTATTCTCCAGAAAAATATACAAATGCAATTAAAGAATGTGAAGCAGCAGGAATGGAAGTCATCATCATAGACAGTCTTACTCATGCCTGGCAAGGAGAAGGAGGATTGCTTGATAAAAAGGGATTAATTGAAAAGAAAGCTGGTTATAATAGCTGGACTGCATGGAGAGAAGTTACTCCTGAACATAATAGACTGGTAGAAGCAATCCTACAAAGTAAATGCCATATGATTTGTACCATCCGTGCAAAAATGGATTATGTACAGGAAAAAGATCCTGACACAGGGAAAAGCGTTATTAAAAAAGTTGGGTTACAGCCAATCCAAAGAGATGGCATGGAATATGAATTTACTGTTTTTATTGATGTGGATCAAAACCATCAAGCTACATCCAGCAAAGATAGAACCTCTATTGTTGATGGAAGAGTGTTCATGATGAATGTAGAACTGGGAAAGCAATTTTTAAATTGGCTCGAAACAGGAGAAGATCCTTCGCTTATTCAGCCTATAACAAGTGAACAAATAAATGAAATCTATGAATTATCGGGTAAAAACGCTGCCATATGTAAAGAAGTGCTATCAGGGTTTGGATATAGTAATTCTAAGGAAGTTCTGCAAAAAGATTTTAAAGCAATATGCAAAAAAGTAAAATCCCAGGGCAAGAAAACACAAAAGCAAGCAGGTGATAATAATGCTGAACAGGAAACAGCCTAAATATAGTCAAAGGGATAAGCAGAGAAGAGGAGCGGAATTCGAAAAAGAATTCCGCAACTCTTTATCTTACTTCAACCTTTGGGGCCATAAATTAGAGTGTGATGGTTATAATCCACAGCCGTTTGATTTCATCCTAACAACAAAAGGAGGAGCCTGCGGAGTTGAATTAAAATGCACACAAAGTTTTATGCTTCCTTATTCCGCAATTAGGGGGAGCAAAAGTAAAGGGAAAAAGTCTCAAAGAGAGGGCCTTACAGAATTTGAAAGTAAGATTCATACAAATAAAAGTTTCATTTTAGTAAGAGTTCTTAATGATACAACAGATAAAATTTTTGTTGTTCCTTGGGCAAAGGTTAAGGATGATGTGTGCGGCCCTAAAAGAGGCAGTATAAATTTATTAGATTATCCAGCAACACCGATCCCATGGATACATATAGGGAACAAAAGAGTTATAAATCTCCGCTTTTTTGAGGAGGTGCATAATGAAGTTTAGAATTGACAGTGTAATTACTGTAACAAATCCAACTAAGGAATTAATTGAGTATGTTAATAGTACTTTGAGAGTCATAAATCCACAATATTACAAACTTCAAAAGATGGGTAGACGAGTTTACGGCATACCAAGGGAAATCAGTTTCTTTTGGTGGGATAATGGAAAGTTAATTTTACCTAGGGGGCTTTTAAAGACTATATATAAGATGTATCCGGATCTTACTCTATATGAAAATGAGTTATATAAGCCTAAAGATATTATCTTTGATGCAGATGACATAAAATTAAGAGATTATCAAGTTCCAGCGGTAGGAATTACTCAAAAAGGGAAACAAGGAATTATTAAAATGCCTTGCGGAGCTGGTAAGACTGAAACCGGGATAGAGATTATTGTACAGCTTAAAAAACCTGCTTTATGGATTACTCACACCAAAGATCTATTAAACCAGTCTTTAGAAAGGGCAGTTAATAAACTTCATCTAAAACCTGGGCAATTTGGTGTCATCGGTGGAGGGAAATACAGCATTGGAAGTCATATCACATTTGCTACAGTACAGAGTTTGGCACAAAAGGATTTAGAAGGAATTAAGTATCGTTTTGGAACAGTAGTTATAGATGAATGCCATAGGGCTTTTATTAGCCCTAATAAAGCCACATTATTTAGTAAGGTAATCAATAGTCTTCCAGCAGCATATAGGATTGGTTTAACAGCTTCTGCTCACCGTTCAGATGGACTTGTTGACAGTATGTATCATCTTATAGGAGACCTTCTTTATGAAGTTACTCAGGAACAGCTAAATAGTGCAGGCAATGTAATTGTACCAAAAGTAATTGCAGTACCTACAAGGTATGAATATTCCGGTGAAGCAGGAATGGATTTTTCAGCAATGCTTGCAGAAATGGCGGAAGATGCTGAAAGGAATATGACAATATTAGAGTATCTCAAAGAAAACAAAGAAAACTATTGTTTGGTACTTAGTGATAGATTAACCCAACTTCAATTTCTATATGACAATATGGTGGTATTAACTCCTTGTGAATTCATTGAAGGGAGTACCCCTAAAAAAGAAAGAAGGCGTGCTCTGCAACATATGAAAAGTGGTAAATCTAAAATGTTTTTTGCTACTTATTCTCTTGCAAAAGAAGGTTTAGATATACCAAGGCTAGATAGATTATTCCTTGCTACTCCACACAGAGATAAAGTTACTATACAGCAATCGGTAGGACGGATCATGAGGCCTTTTAAAGACAAAAAAGAACCTATTGTATATGATTTTGTGGATGTAGAAATAGGACTTTGTATGAGCCAATACAGAAGTCGCAAAAGTGTATATAAGACATTAGATTGTACAGTACTGGATTGCAATCTCAATAAGAAAGAATACTCCATAAAAATGGCATAGGAGGTTGTGCATGTCCAAGGAAAAAGAAATATTAGATTATCTAAAACAAATGGATAAAAAATTGGATAAGAAATTTTTAAAAATTGAAGAAAGGCTGGGGATTGCGGAAGAAAAGGCAGCTAAACAAGAGCGAGATATTGATAATATCTACCGTATACTCGCAAAGCTTGCCCAGGATCGCTCCACAGTTTTAAAACAACATGGTACGCAATATGCTCTGGATAGCAAGGCTGTATCCCAAGTCTTAGAAGATAATGGGTATAGCAGAGTAAAAGCACTTAGAGAGCTATCAGAAGCAGGATATATAGAACATTTTGGAGATCAATTTTCTAAAAGTGTAAGAACTGAGGAAGGGTATAAAAGAGCAGTAGTCATTAACATATATAACTAATAGAAAGGATTGATATTATGGGATTTAAAGTAGATTATTCACAAACAGATAATACAAGGATAATGCCAGGAGAATATGAGGTAATCGTAGACTCTTGGGAAGCAAAAACTTCACAAAACGGAAACACAAGAATTGTTATGGATTATCTGATTCGTAAAGATGTACAGCAACCATGTGCAGGCTTAAAGATTAAGTTTGATAATTTTACTTATGTAGAAAACTGTCTTTGGAGATTTTCAGCTGCAGCAAAAGCAGCGGGAATTCCAGATGGAGCAAATTTCGAAGGGCCTGAACATTGGGCAAAAACTATGCTTAATAGATGTTTAAGGGTAGAAGTAGGAGAAAGAGAATACAACGGTGAAAAATACCCGGAAGTTAGAAGATTTTTAGCGTCAAAATATCCTTTAACGCAACCGGTACAGCAAAAACAACAAGATCAAGGCGGAGTATATATGCCACAACAAAATAATACTGCAAACTTTTCACTAATTGATGATGACGAATTGCCATTTTAATAAAGGACTGATGTTATGAACATACCTGAAAAAATGAAGCGACTGCCCAATTGGGTATGTTGGAGGGCAGTACCAAGAGGAAACGGAAAGATTGACAAACAACCTGTTAATGCAAAAACAGGTGGCAATGCACAGAGTAATAATCCGGATACATGGACTAACTTTGAGACTGCTGTTACAGCAGTTTCAAAGTTTAATTTATCCGGTATAGGATTTATGTTTGGAAATAATGTTTTTGGAGTAGACATAGACAACTGCATTCAAAATGGAGTTATTTCAACCGAAGCTTTAGATATTATAAATTCTCTTGATAGTTATACGGAAATAAGCCCCAGTGAAAATGGGATACATATTTATTGTTTAGGAAAGTTGCCTGAAGGAAGAAGACGAAAAGGCAATATAGAAATGTATTCCGAGGGCAGATTCTTTACAGTAACCGGCAACGTATATGGCCAATATAAAGATATTCAGGAACGGACAAAAGAAATTGCAGAAATACATAGGAAGTACTTTCTTCAAGAAAGTAAAACTCCTACACCGTTACAAAAACGGCAACCGATAGATCTGGACGATGAAGAAATTATTCATTTAGCCATGTCTTCTCAAAATGGAGCAGAATTTGAAATGCTCTATAATGGTAATTGGCAAGGGAGATATCCTAGTCAATCTGAGGCAGATTTAGCCTTTTGCAATATGCTGGCATTTTGGACAGGCTGTGATAGGGAACGCATGGATTCTATTATGCGTAGATCCGGCCTTATGCGCCCTAAATGGGACCGAAAACAATCAGGTACTACTTATGGGCAAATAGTAATAAATAAGGCTATTAGTGATTGCACAAATGTTTTTGAGCCTAATAAAAACAACGGAGGCAACTATACATTTAACAGTCCAGGTGAAACGATTTTTAGAATTGACAAAAAGTATACCATGGATGATACCGGAAATGCATGGCGATTTAGAGACATGCATCATAATGATGTGAAATACAGTTACATTAATAAAAATTGGTTATTTTGGGATCAGAAAGTATGGAGAGAGGATTTAACAGGAGAAATTAAAAGGAAAGCTGATGAAACGATAGAGAGTATGTGGAAAGAACTTTCAAAGTTACCCGATTCAATAGAAAAACCGGATGGCTCAAGAGAACCTAATCCGGAAAAACAGGCAAGAATTAAATGGTGTCAGAAAACGCGTTTTAGTAAAACAAAAACTTCAATGATTACTGAAGCACAGCACTTAGAAGGAATGCAAATCCAGCCGTCAGAAATGGACTTTAGAAAAGACATTCTAAATGTTCAAAATGGAATTATAGATCTTCGTACAGGAGAATTAATGAAGCACGATAGGGCATTTTATTGCACTAAAATTGCAAATGCAGAATACCACAAAGATGCAAAAGCACCATTGTGGGAAAGTTTTTTGAGATCTATTACTGGCGATGATCAAGAGCTTATTACTTTTCTGAAGAGATCTGTGGGATATAGTCTAACTGGCAGCACCAAAGAACAATGTGCATTTTTTTGTTACGGCACCGGAGCAAATGGCAAGAGTACATTTCTTGATATTATATCAGAGCTTTTAGGCGACTATGCAATGAATTGTCAGCCTGAAACCATAATGATGAAGTCCACAATGTCACAGGCAGCTGCTTCCGATATTGCAAGGTTAAAGGGAGCGAGAATGGTCACCACTGTGGAACCAGCAGAAGGAGCAAAGTTGAACGAAGGACTTGTAAAACAATTAACTGGCGGAGATGCAGTGACAGCACGATTTCTATATGGAAAGGAATTTGAATATCGCCCGGAATTTAAAATATGGATGGCAACAAACCATAAGCCAGTTATCAGGGGCACTGATGAGGGAATTTGGAGACGTATACGACTTATTCCTTTTACAGTTACAATTCCTCCGGATAAACAGGACAAAAACCTGTTATATAAACTAAAAAAAGAAATGAATGGGATCCTTGCTTGGGCAGTTGAGGGATGTATGGAATGGCAGAGAGAGGGATTAAATATGCCAAAAGTCGTTATGGAGGCTGTACAGGAATATCGTTCAGAAATGGATATTTTAAAGACATTTCTTGATGAATGTACAGAACAACATCCATTTGAAACGGTTAAATCTTCGGAACTTTATCAATGTTATGTTAACTGGGCGGAAACTAATAATGAATATATCATGAAGCACACAAAATTTGGTCGTGAAATGGGAAAAAGGTATGAAAATAAGAAAACCCGAGATGGGAAAGTCTATTGTGGATTAAAAATTAAAAATGAATATAAAAGTCTTATAAACCCATACAGAAAGCATGATTCAGCATATCAATTCAGTTTAAGTGGAAGTTAAAGTGTGACGGGTTGTGACGGGTTTGACCGTTTTTTTAGAAAGTCCCTATATATTCTCTTTATATGGATACTTTTTATATTTTTACTTTAACCCGTCACAACCCGTCACAAAAAATAAAAATATATATAATAATATATAATATTATGTAAACCTAAGAAGGTGATTTTTTGAATAATCAAGAAATCTTAATAAAATTAATTGAAAGATATAAAAAAGCCAAAGAACTTCCTGTTCATGAACAAGATAAGTGGAAGTTTGAAATACAAAGATTAGAAATAGAAATTGAACGACTCCAAGGAATTATTAATGGTGATCCTTGGAATGAAAATGAAATATTAAAATTAGTTTTTACATACCTGAACAACAATAGGGTTTGGGAAAAATGGATGGAAGAAGAGTTGCAACATTATCCTAAACTCGTTGAGGAAGTAAAAAGATGCAGAGAGATGCTGCAACAATATACTAAAGAACGGAACATGCCGGAATTGCGGGCAGCTATAAAAAGATATGAAGTTGTAGCGTGTGAAATATATGAAAAATTTACAGATGCAAAATATGAAAAACTAGGCTTTCATCGAGTATTTGAGCCGACTCCTTGGGATCATGAAAGAAAAAATTATGTTCAAGAAAAACTTCTGTGAGGAAGGTGGATATATGTATTGTGGGATAGAAGGTTGTATTGCACTTATAATCGCAATTATAAGTGACAACATATATACACAAGAACAGGCCTTTGCTGAATTAGATAGAAGACTTGCGGGTCGAAGAAAAACATATAAGAAAAATCCAGAAGAAATAACCAGTTTAAAAGAACTGGGCATGACAGAAAGAGAAATTGCAGGAGCATTAGGAATTAAACCAAGTTCACTTTACAGCTATATGAGTCGTGCCAGGAAAAAAGGAATTAAGATTTAAAATTTATTTGCAGCTTAAAAATATGAAAAAAACTATGGGGGAATGCTGATGAAAATTACAAAAGAATTGGAGCAAATTATAGATGTATCGATTCAAAAAGCGGTTAAAAAAACTGCAGCAGAAATTTTAAAAGCCGGAGAAGAAATTAATAAAAATGATTCTCCTAAAAAAGATTACTTTAAGATGACAGAATTCTTATTATATAATTATCCGGCATTAAAGGAGCAAATAGCTTCTATAGATGAATATATCTCTACTGTGAGTAAAGAGAGATCAAGAAGTATTATTTACTGGACAAATGGTGGCGCCGGGCAGGAAGATATTGAGGATAAAATTAAAAGTCGGTTAGACAGTTTCGAGCGAACCCAGGCAGATGTACTGTGGATCGAGCAGGCATTGAATAAGATTAAAGATAGAGAAGAATATTTTATTATAGAAAAACGGTATCTGAAAAGGAAGGAAGACGGTAGTCTGTATACCTATGAAGAAATTACTGATATGTATTGTGAACATGTTGGTAAAGAAATTAGCGAAAGGACGGTAAGAAGGTATAAAACGAAGCTAATTCATGAATTGTCAGTTCTTCTTTTCGGCTCTGATGTTCTAGGAGTCTAGTCCTGATGGAGTAAATAATGTGCCGTTTTCGCGCCTGTACATGTCCGTTTTAATATAGTATAATATGGACAATGAAATTATATGCACTGGAGCCAAGTTGGTTTCAGTGCATTTTATTTTGCCTTGCAGCTTCCTCCCGCTGCAAGGCTTTTTTGATGAGGTGATAAAGTTGAATTACATAGATGAGTTAAGAGAACAGGAATTAGAGAAGGAGCGAAAGATTGAAGAAAAGAAAGAAGCTCATAAATGTACCAGATGCGTATGGGGAAGATGGGATGGTAATGTGCATTTTTGTATGTTACCAAGATGTATAAAAAACAAATAGCTTAAGGAGGTGGCAAAAGTGAAGCTAACACCAAAACAGAAATTATTCGTAGATGAATACCTAGTGGATCTGAATGCCACCAGGGCATATAAAGAAGTTTATAAGAATGTAAAGAATGATGAGACAGCTGCTGTAAATGGAAATAGGTTGCTAAGAAATGCTAAGGTTAAAGAATATTTAGAAAAGAGAATGAAGGATAGAGAGAAACGAACAGAAATTAATCAGGATAAAGTATTGCAAGAGCTTGCAAACATAGCTTTCTCTAATGGGTCAGATTTTGTAAAGATAGTTGAAAAGACATTTATGGATCCAGTGTATGATGAAGAAGGAAACAGAACAGGAGAGAAACCAATTACTTATAAAACTGTTGAGATACTTTCTACTGCAGATATTCCTAAAAATAAACTATCTGCAATAGCTGGTATCAAACAGGGTGCTAATGGAATTGAAATTAAGTTAAATGATAAGGTTAAGGCATTGGAACTACTAGGAAGACATCTAGGAATGTTTAATGACAAGATAGATATAAACGGAAATATGAATGTTAATAATCCTTTTTCAGGACTTACAACGGAAGAATTAAAGAAGTTGATAAAGGATGATTGATAAAGCACAAATTAAAAAATTTGCAAAGATAGAACTTGCTAAACGTGAGTTCTTTTATTTTTGCAATTTATTAGCTCCTGATTTTTATAAGGAAGATAGGCATTTTCTTATAGATTTATGTAAAGAACTTCAGGATTTTTATTTCTCTGAGGATGATATATTGGTCATTAATCTTCCGCCTAGACACGGTAAGTCAAGAACGGCAGGGCTCTTTACTCAATGGATATTAGGAATAAACCCTAAAGAAAAAATAATGACAGGTTCTTATAATGAAACTCTCTCAACAACTTTTTCTAAAGGAGTAAGAAATGGTATCCAAGAGATAAAAGCAGATTCAGATAAGATTGTTTATAGCGATATATTTCCTAATACAAAAATAAAATCTGGTGATGGAGCCGCTAATTTGTGGAGTTTGGAAGGCGGATATAATAATTATCTTGCTACTTCTCCGACAGGAACGGCCACAGGGTTTGGCTGTACATTAATGATTATAGATGACTTAATTAAGAACGCAGAGGAAGCATATAACGAAAGCGTAAAAGAAAAGCATTGGAGTTGGTTTACTAATACAATGTTATCCCGTCTTGAAGAGGGTGGAAAGATAATAATTATAATGACCAGATGGGCCACTGATGATTTGGCAGGAAGAGCACTGGAGCATTTTAATTCTGAAAAGAAGAAATGTAGGCATATAACTATGAAAGCTCTACAAGATGATGGTTCAATGCTTTGTGAGGAGATTTTATCAAGAGAAAGCTATGATATGAAAGTAAGAGCTATGGGGATAGATATAGCTTCGGCAAACTATCAGCAAGAGCCGATTGATATAAAAGGTAAGTTATATACCAGCTTTAAGACATATGCAAAATTGCCTACGGATGAAAACGGGAATCTTTTATTTACTGAGATCAGAAATTATACTGATACTGCCGACCAGGGAGACGATTACCTTTGTAGTATCGATTATGGCGTTTACAATGGTGAAGCATATATTCTCAATGTACTTTACACTAAAGCAGGTATGGAAATCACGGAACCGGCAGTAGCAAAAATGCTTTACGAAGATGGTGTGAATGTGGCAGATATTGAATCCAATAATGGTGGTCGCGGATTTGCAAGAGCAGTTGAAAGAATATTAAGAGAAAAATACAGGACCAATAGAGTCCAGATTAATGCATTCTACCAGTCCAAGAATAAGAAAGCAAGGATTATTTCAAACAGTAATTGGGTTATGAACCATATTTATTTTCCGGTAAATTGGGCAGATAGATTCCCTGAATACTATGAAGCCATGACTAAATATCAAAAAGAAGGTAAGAATGCGTACGATGATGCGCCTGACGCAACTACGGGAATTGCTGAAAAGATTGGCCAAGGCAGTACATTTAGTTTCGACTAATGAAAGAAGGTGAAGTGTTGATAACAGAAACTGAACTTATTAATGCAAGGATTGCATATCATGCAGGAATATCTCTTGAAGAGTTTTTGGAAGAAGAGATTAAAGCATGGAAGACCTCTGAAAAGAGGCAAAATATGATTATCGGGAAAAAGTATTACGAAGGAGAACATGACATACTTTCAAGGCAGAGAACGGTTATAGGTAAGGATGGACAGAAAACACCGGCATTTAATCTTCCCAATAATAAAATTGTAGATAATCAATATAGTAAATTGGTGGACCAAAAGGTTAATTATTTATTGTCCAAAAAGCCAAGTTTTAAAACGGATAATAAGGAGTACAGCAAGATTCTTAAAAAACTCTTTAACAATCGCTTTTTAAGGTTATTAAAAAGAATTGGAGAGGATAGTTTAAACGCAGGAATTGCATGGATGCAATTATACTATGATAAAGGTGAATTAAAGTTTAAACGGATTGATCCGGAAGAAATATTACCCTTTTGGGCAGACAGTGACCATACAGAATTAGAAGCAGTATGCAGAATATATCCTGTTGAGACTTATGAGGGTAGGCAAAAGAAAACAGTTGAAAAAGTAGAATACTATGATACTAATGGAGTTAAATTTTATAGATTAGAAAATGAAAAGCTAGTCAAAGAAAAAGAAGGAACTCATTTTCAAATCGCTAAACGAGAGAAGGTTCAAGGGCTGAATTGGGAGAGAGTTCCTTTTATTGCATTTAAATATAATTCAAAAGAAATCCCTTTGATACAGAGGGTTAAATCTCTGCAGGATGCAATTAATACTATCACTTGCGACTTTATGAACAATATGCAGGAAGATGCAAGAAATACAATTCTCGTCCTGGTTAATTATGATGGAACTAACTTAGGGGAATTCCGTTATAATCTTGCTCAATATGGAGTAGTAAAAGTCAAAACGGTAGATGGTGTAGCTGGAGACTTAAAGACACTTCAAATAGAAGTGAATTCTGAAAATTATAAAGCCATATTGGACATTTTGAAAAAAGCACTTATTGAGAATGGCAGAGGATTAGATGCCAAAAGTGATAAGTTAGGTGCTAATCCAAATCAAATGAATATCCAGTCTATGTATAGTGATATTGATTTGGATGCTAATGGAATGGAAAACGAATATCAGGCGGCATTTGAGGAACTTCTTTGGTTTGTAAATATGCATTTGGCCAATACAAAGCAGGGTAATTTCACAAATGAAACAGTGGAGGTAGTATTTAATCGTGATATATTGATTAATGAAACAGAATCAATAGAAAATTGCAGTAAGTCTACTGGTATTATCAGCAGGGAAACTATTATTGCACAACATCCGTGGATCACGGACCCTCAGGAAGAACTTAAGAAACTAAAAGCAGAGCAGGAAGAAGAACAGGAAAAGTTTAATGAATACCGGCAGGTGTTTAAGACTGTAGGTGATAAAGATGGCGTACCTACAGAGTAAGTATTGGAAAAACAGATTTATGCAGCTTAATGAGAGCCTTCTTCAAAAGGGCGAGCAATACCAAAGAGAGCTGGAACGAGAATATAAAGCTGCTATTACTGAGATAGAGAAAGATATTGAGATATGGCTTAAAAGATTAGCAGACAATAACGGAATTTCTTTGTCAGAAGCAAAGAAGCTTCTAAGAGAACATGAGCTGGATGAATTTCACTGGAGTGTTTATGAATATATAAAAAAGGGTAAAGAAAATGCTTTGAACCAAAGATGGATGAAAGAATTGGAGAATGCTTCTGCAAAGGTCCACATTAGCAGATATGAAGCTTTATTAATGCAAATAAGGCAAAGGCTTGAATTATTGTATAAATCACAAGATGAAGGCATGAAAAAGGTTTCAGAAGAGATTTTGTCAGAAAGCTATTATTATACGATTTATGAAGTCCAAAAACGTTTGGAACAGGGAATGCCTTTTGCAAGACTTAACGATAAGGCAATAGAAATGGTTATTTCTAAGCCTTGGGCAGCAGACGGGAAAACTTTTAGCGATAGGATTTGGGGCAATAAAGAAAAACTAATTTCAGAGCTTCAGACTAATCTTACACAATCACTTATCCGAGGAGATCCTCCGGATAAAGCCATAAAAGCTATAAGCCAAAGATTGAATGTAACGAAGCAACAAGCCGGCAGGTTAGTAATGACTGAATCGGCTTTTTTTGCTACAGAAGGACAAAGAAGAGCTTATGAAGAGTTAGAGGTAGAACAATATGAAATAGTTGCTACATTGGATAGCCACACTTCTGAGATATGTCGAAGTCTTGATGGTAAAGTCCTTCCTATGAAGGACTATTCACCAGGGAATACTGCACCTCCGTTTCATCCTTGGTGTAGAACGGTAACAGTGCCTTACTTTGACGACAATTTTACGCAGAGAGCAGCAAGAGGTTCAGATGGCAGGACTTATTATGTAGATGGAGATATGTCATATAATGATTGGTGGAATTCTCTATCAGAAGATGAACAAGGCAAATTAATATTAGATAGAAAGAAAAGTCAAAATTACAGCAGGGATAAGAAACAGTATGAAAAATATAAAGAAATTTTAGGAGACCAAGTGCCTAAATCTTTTGATAAGTTCCAGGAAATGAAGTATAATGATGTTGAGAAGTGGGAAGAGTTACAGTTACGTTATCAAGATGAAAAGCTTAGAACTAGAATACGGTCAGATGCAGTAATTAAAACTATTGAAGTGGGTAAGCAAGGTAAGCATATTAAAGGACATAATAACTATATACAGGGGAGAAGTTATCTTTTAGTATCCATGGAGGAAGCTCAAAAACTTGTAAACAAATATGCAGGTACAGGGATATTGATAAGAGATTCTAATGGAAATTGGAGCAATAAAGAGATTGTGAAAACAGATAAAGATATTGGTGTCTATATTAATATAAACACAGGTATTGAAGCTATAACGGATAGATTTATAATACATTATTCTAAGAAGGGTGTTCATATAGTTCCGGCTAAAAAGGAGTGGTAATGTGATTACAGAAAAAGAGTTATGCAATTTTGAGGGTAAGGAGATAAAAGTAATCTGTTCAAATGGTCGGGTTCTTTCGGGGTTCTGCGTGTATTTTACACAAGCCCTTGATAATGAACCTGAAATAGCAAGTATTACAGTTAATAACCATCTTGGGTTCACTGAAATATATCAAAATGAAATTGAAACAATCGAAATTATAACAAAGTAATACCATCTATCATGTATAATATAAAGATAGGTGGTATTTTATACCTGTGAATCAGCATCTGGAAAACCAGGTGCTTTTCTTATGCTTTTTTAATCGTCTTTTTGGTATTTAGACGTAAAAGAAAAGACAAATTCCGTGGCCGATACCCACGAAAAAAAGCGTAAATTTGAAAGGAGCAATTATAATGACAAAAGAGCAATTGTTAGCAATGGGATTAACGGAAGAACAGGCTGAAAAGGTACTAGCTGCTTCTTCGGAGGAAATGAAGGGGTTTATCCCAAAGATCAGATTTGACGAGATTAACAACTCAAATAAGGACCTTAAGCAGCAATTAGCAGACAGAGATAAACAACTAGAGGACTTGAAAAAATTAACTGGTGATAATGAAGAATTAAAGAATCAGATTAAGCAGATGCAAGACAGCAATAAAAATAAAATAGCTGAATATGAAAACAAGTTGAAACAGCTAAAAATTGATTCTGCTGTTGAATTAGAACTTACTAAAGCAAAGGCTAAAAATATCAAGGCAGCAAGGGCATTGCTGGATCTAAGCAATGTAGAGCTTGACGGTGATACTGTAAAAGGCTTGGATGAACAAATAAAGAAACTTACTGAGGCAGAAGACAGTAAATTTTTATTTGATTCAGAAGAAAGCGCAACTTTTATTGGAGTAAAGCCAGGAGAAGGAAGCGATAAAAATAATGCTTCTGTAGAACAGCAGTTTGAAAATGCACTCAAAGGAATATTTTAAAGAAATGAAAGGATGATGTGAAATGGCTATTAACACGATAGAATATGCAAAGATTTTTCAACAAAAATTAGACGAACAAATGATTGTTGGAGCTACGTCCGGATGGATGGAGGCTAATGCAGGGCAAGTTAAGTACAATGGTGGGGATGAAGTTAAAATACCCGAAATCAACATGAATGGCCTTGGGGATTATGACCGTGACAATGGATTCCCACAAGGTTCTGTAAGTGTAAGTTATGCTACATACAAACTTACCCAGGATAGAGGCCGAACTTTTTTACTTGATGCAATGGATGTAGATGAAAGTAATTTTGTTGCTTCTGCAGGCAATGTAATGGGTGAATTCCAAAGAACGAAAGTTATTCCAGAAGTTGATTCTTACAGATATTCAAAAATTGCAGCATTAGCTTCTGCAGCAGGAAACGTAACAGCAGGTTATACGCCTTCTGAGAGTGATATTTATAATAAAATAAAAGAAGATATAGCTGCTATTCAGGATAAGGTAGGAGATGGGGAACAACTCGTTATTACAATGGCAATACCTGTGGCTACAATTTTAGATAACTCTTCTCAAATCTCTAAAAAGTTGGATGTAACAGATTTTGCACAAGGCAATGTAAATCTTAAAGTTAAGTCTATTGATGGGATTCCAATTATTAAGGTTCCTTCTGCAAGAATGAAAAGTAAGTATGTAATCAATGATGGGGTAACTGCCGGCCAAGAAGAAGGAGGAATCGTTCCAGATACAACAGCTGTAGATATTAACTGGATTATAACTGTAAGAAGATGCCCTATTGCTATTTCTAAGACGGATAAGATTAGAATATTTACTCCTGATGTAAATCAAAAAGCAGATGCCTGGAAACTTGACTATCGTAAGTACCATGATTTATGGATTCCTAAAAATAAGATCGATGGTGTTTGGGTCAACACAAAATAGGAGGGAGAGTAAATGTATAAGTTAGTATTAGATAATACAGTTAGATTAACAAACTCCGAAATTAAAAAAAATGAGCTTTTAGAAAAAGGATATAAACTTGTAAAAGAGTCCGAAGAAAGAACAAACCTTGAAAAATTAAAGGTAGAAGAATTAAAAGCTTTGGCCCAAGAAAAAAACATTGAAGGGTTTGAAAAAATGAAAAAAGGAAATTGCTAAGTAATCACTCTGTTAAGGGATGATGATATGCTTCAGCCAGTTAAAGAAAGATTAGCATCCTTTGGTTATATTGCCTCAACAGATGATGAATGGCTTATTAATTTCATGATATCCAAAGTGACTTCTGAAATTAAAACCAGTTGTAATATTGATATAGTTCCTAGCTACATAGAACCTATGGTCATTGATATAGTTGCCGGAGAGCTTTTAACTCAGAAAAAAGCAATGGGTCAAGACATAGGTTCTATTAATTTTGAAGCAGTAGCAAAGACAATTAAAATAGGGGATACGTCTGTTGAACTTGACGGAGGAATTAATATAGAAGCCAGGTTTAATTCTTTGATCAGTGAATTAATCAATGGAAATAGAAAAACACTCATATCCTCATTAAGGAGGATTGATTGGTAATGGCTACTATGAATTACGATAAAGTGAGAACTGTTATCGAATCGCTTTATGAAGGTAGTTGCACGATTACGGAATATCAAAGTAATATGGACCCGATAACCAAGGTAACAAAGTTCCAGGAGAAGGTTGTTATTGAAAATCACCCATGCAGGCTATCTTTTAAGAATATATCTCCAGTAAATTCAGAAGGAAGTGTAAATTCATCCATTCAAGAAATTAAACTTTTTATTGCTCCAGAGATTGTCATAAAGCCAGGGAGCAAAATCACTGTTAATCAAAATGGGGTTACAAGGGATTATGAAGGGGCTGGAGAGCCTGCCATATATCCTACTCATCAAGAACTTGTCTTAAAACTTAAGGAGTGGGCATAATGCCAAAATGGGGCAAGGTTGATTATAAACAATTTAAAAATCTGCAGCAGAAAATAGAAAAGCTCAGTAAAGCTGATATGAATCAGTTTAACGAGAAAATGATTAAAGAGCTTGCTGCAAGAATGCTTGCAAAGGTGATTAAAAGAACTCCTGTAGGGCAATATCCTGCTGAAACAGGGAAAAAAGGTGGAACATTAAGGCGAGGTTGGACAATTGGGCAGGTTGTCAAAAAAGGTAATACGTTTGAAATAGAAGTTATTAATTCGGTGAATTATGCCTCTTATGTTGAATATGGCCATAGGACAAGAGATCATAAGGGTTGGGTTAATGGTCGCTTTATGATGACTATATCAGAGCAGGAACTTGAAGAAGATGCTCCAAAGATCATAGAAAAGAAGTTGACCAAATATCTTGGAGAGGTATTTAGTGATGATAAGCCTTGAGAATATAAAAAATGCTGTTAGTCAAAAGTTAAATGCTTTGTTTGGTGATAGTTATAAAATTTATACAGAAGAAATTAAGCAGGGGTTAGATCCTCCTGCTTTTTTTATTCAATTCTTAGAACCTGCTCAAAAGCAGGTTTTAAATAATAGGTATTATAGAACCTACCCTTTAGATATCATATTTTTCCCTGTGGAGAACGGATCAGAAATAAGTCAGTGTGAGAGTGTAGCTGAAATTTTATTTGATGGCATGGAATATATCACGGTAGATGATAGTCTTTGCCGCGGCACTAAGATGCATTATGAAATTGTAGATAAAGTGCTACATTTCTTTGTACAGTTCAATATGCATGTATTAAAATCTAAGTCTTCAGATGAATATATGAAAAATTTAAAATACAACGGTTTTATGAAAGGATGATTGGGGTGGCTAAGAAAAGAGTTTTGCAAAAAGAAGAACTTCAAAAAGAAAATACCAAGCCTAAATTTACTAAAGAACAAATTTTAAAGTGCAAAAAGCTTTATGACTACAAAGATATTTTAAAAGTAGTCCTAAAAGATGGAGAAGTCTATACGATAGACGAAGCCAGAAAGAAGATTGAAGAATTTAAAGAAAGGAAAGTGAGATAATGGCATTAGGCGGCGGTACTTTTTTGGTACAAAATAAAGTTTTGCCTGGCGCATATATCAATTTTGTTTCAGCAGCCAGAGCCTCTGCTACCTTAAGTGATAGAGGTTATGCAGCTATTCCCATTGAGCTTAACTGGGGCCGGGAAAATGAAGTTATTACCGTTGAAAATGCGGACGTGCAAAAGAATTGTTTTGAGTTATTTGGATACAGTTACACAGATGAAGAAATGAAGCCACTACGAGAATTATTTAAAGGCGCAAAGACAGCTTATATTTACAGAATTAATTCCGGCGGGGAAAAAGCAACGGTAACAGAAGGAGAATTAACCATTACTGCAAAATATGGCGGCACAAGAGGGAATGACATAAGAGTAGTTATTAATGTGAATGTTGATGATGAATCAAAATATGATGTGATTACCTATGTTGGTAATAAAAAGGTAGATGAACAAACTGTAAGTACTGCTGAAGAACTAGTAGACAATGATTTTGTAACTTTTAAAGGTACGGGAAACTTATCACCTACTGCAGGAGTGAATTTAACTGGCGGTACTAATGGAACTATTGACGGAGATTCGTACAGTACATTCCTTGAAAAAATTGAATCCTATAGCTTTAATACTTTAGGATATCCGGGAAAGGATAATTTGATTAAAGACTTGTTCGTACAATTCACAAAGCGAATGAGAGATGAACACGGAGTAAAATTTCAAACGGTATTATATAAGAAAAGTGATGCCGATTATGAAGGAATAATCTCTGTAGAAAATAAAGCACTTGATGATAATGAAGCTTCATTGGTGTACTGGTTAACTGGCCAGGAAGCAGGTTGTGCTGTTAATCGTTCTCTTACCAATAAAACCTATGATGGGGAATATGCTATCGACACTGATTACAAGCAATCTGCCCTTGAAGCAGGGCTTAAAACAGGCAAACTGATGTTTCATAAGGTAGGGGATAGGGTTAATGTTCTTGATGATATTAATACCTTTGTTTCCTATACCGTGGATAAAAATGAGGACTTTAATAATAACCAAGTTATTAGAGTATTGGATCAAATAGGAAACGATACTGCAGTACTTTTTAATACAAAATATCTTGGCAAAGTGCAGAATAATGAAGCAGGCAGAATTGCTTTCTGGAATGATCTTGTAAGCTATCATAATCAACTGCAGACTATCCAAGCTATTGAAAACTTTTCTGCAGATGATATTACTGTAGAAAAGGGAGCAGATAAAAAATCTGTAGTTGTTACGGATTATGTGATGCCAGTTAGTGTTATGGCTAAACTTTATATGACAGTGGTTGTTGAATAGAGAGGAGTGGAAATATGGCTCAAATTATGAATGCAAAAGATTCTATCTCTGGAAGTCTTGCAGAATGTTTTATTACTATTGAAGATAAGAGATATAATTTTATGCAGGCAATAAACATTGAGGCGCAGATTGAAAAGACAAAAACTGAGGTGCCTATTTTAGGAAAGACCGGCAAAGGAAATAAATCAACAGGCTGGAAAGGAACTGGCTCTGCTACTTTCCATTATAATACTTCTATATTCAGAGAATTACTTTATCGCTATGCAAAAACTGGGGAAGATTTTTACTTTGATATGCAAGTAACTAATGAAGATCCCACTTCTTCAATAGGAAGGCAGACAGTTATTTTAAAAGACTGTAATATTGACGGAGGAATTCTAACTAAGCTGGATGCAGATGCAGAGTATCTGGATGAAGATTTCGACTTTACATTTGAGGATTTTGAGATTCCTGAAAAGTTTAATTTGCTTGAAGGTATGCAAGCATAAAAAGGTATGCCTAAGATGGCATACCTAATTTTATAATGCAAATAGAAAAGGAGACTGAAAAATGAATGGATTAAGTGCTTTTATGGCTCAAAATGCAATAAAACCAGAAGAAATTGAATTTATTGCTTCTAAAAGATTTGTTCAAGATGGGAAACCAATTCCGTGGAGAATAAAGCCTATCAGTAGTGATATGGATGAAGAGTTAAGGAAATCATGTACAAGGAAAGTTCCGGTACCAGGAAAAAAGAATGTATTTATTCCTGAAACAGATTATCAGAGATACTTATGTAAATTAGCTGTTGCATGTACTGTATTTCCGGATCTGAATGACAAAGAACTTCAGGATTCCTATGGAGTAATGGGCGCAGAAGCATTACTCAAAAGAATGTTGCTTCCAGGGGAACTGACAGATTATATTGCCAAAATTCAAGAGATTAATGGATTTGATTTGGATATGCAGGATTTAGTGGATGATGTAAAAAACTAATTGAGGAGGGCGATGCAGAGGCTAATTATGCATATTATGCCCTCCATAAATTAAAGATTAGGGTAAAGGATTTCTGTAGTATGGATCGGTATGAAAAAGCTGCTACTATTGCAATGATTGATAAAAGGATAGAAAAAGAGAAAAAGGAAGCAAAGGCAATAAGAAACAAAGGAAGAAGGAGAAGGTAAAAAAATCCTTGTAAAATAATCCTACTTTTAGTATTATAAAATAAAAAAGGAGGATTATTATTGATATGGTCGAAAAAGTTAAGGGAATAATACCATTGTTGATAATAATATTGTTATTGGTATTATTTTTGATATTTTGTATTAGAATGATTTTTATTACAAGCAAAACTAGTAAAGAAGCCAAAAAGAATAGGAAACAAAAGCTTAGAGAGTTAAATGCTACAGTATGCGAACACTTCTTTCATACAATGGGATTACCTTTGCCGGAGAAAACATTCTGTCAACTTTATTTATGTGCTGAAAAAATAATTATAGAAGCTAATGGATTTACATTTAATCTTCCAAAAGAAAAAATACAAGATGTTTCAATAAAAACTGATAAGGAAATTCATAAGCAATATGTAAGTAGCATTGGTGGAGCGGTTGGAGGAGCTTTTCTTTTTGGACCATTAGGGGCAATGATTGGTGGAAGAGTAAAGGAAAAGAAAAGTACTAAGATAACAGATTATCTTATCTTTACATATGAGAAAGAAGGAAATCCTGCCTTTATAGCTTTTGAGATACCAAAAGCTTCTAGAGCTGATAAGTTTGTTAAAGATTTTAGAATAAATTCAAATAATATTAATAAAGCGAATAAAACAATAGAATTATAATTAAACGAAAGCACTTATCTATGTAGGTGCTTTTATTATGTTTTGGATTAACGCTGAAAGGCGGTGAACTATGGCAACAATTAGAACTGCAATTCAAATGTATGATGGTATGAGCCCAGCTCTTAGAAGTATAACCAATGCTTTGAATATAGCTATTTCAAGTTTTGAAACTATGCAGGCAACTTCTAGTAATGCTATCGATGTAAGAGAACTGCAAGCAGCAAGAACAGAAATCAGTAATGCGAGTGCCGCCCTAAAAAGTGTAGAGGACAATATTGAGAGAGCTAAGAACTCACAGGATAAATTAAATCATTCCATAAGGGATACTACTCTAGGAGCAAAAAGCTTAAGCCTTGCAGTTATGGGAGTTAATGCAGCGATTGAATTAGGGCAAAAGGCTTGGAATATGATAAGCGGTGTAATGACGAAAGCCGATGAATATAAATCTATAAATGCCAGATTAAACCTTGTAAATGACGGGCTTATGAATCAATTAGAACTACAGAAAGCAATAAGAAGTGCTGCTAAAGATACTAGAAGTAGTTACCTAGCTACTTCAGATGTAGTAGCAAAATTAGGATTAGTCGCAAGAAATGTTTTTCCAAGCAATGCAGAACTGATTGATTTTACTATATTGGTAAACAAGGCTTTAAAAATTGGTGGCGGCGGAGCAGCTCAAAATGATGCAGCATTACTTCAACTTTCCCAAGCCCTGGGCAGTGGAAGATTGCAGGGAGACGAGTTTAAATCGCTGATGGAAAATGCACCAATGCTTATGCAGAGCATTGCAGATGGAATGAAAGTACCCATAGGAGCATTGAAACAGATGGCCGCAGACGGAGAGCTAACTGCACAAGTAATAAAAGATGCATTGATGAGCCAAGCAGATGTAATTGACGAACGGTTCAAACAAATGCCGGTAACTTTTGGGGAGACCATGACTGGACTTAAAGATATATTCTTTGGTTGGTTAACGAGCCTTACGGCAGCAGGACAACCACTAGATATTATTAATCAGAAATTACAAAAATTAAATATTTGGCTGAGTAGCCCCTCAGGTAATGTGTTTTTTAATAATCTTGCTATTGGCATAGGAGCTGCAGTAAATGCTGTTTCATGGTTATTAGATTTGGTTATAGGTGTAGGTTCTGTAATTGTAGATAATTGGTCAATTATTGAGCCAATAATCATGGGAATTGTTTTTGCTTTTGGGCTTTATAATGCGATATTACTTATCAATAAAGGAATAATGATTGCAACGTCTATAGCGCATGGAATTGCTGCAACTGCAACAGCTATTCACGCTGCCTTTACAAGTGGGTGGACTATTGCAACATTCAAAGCAACAGCCGCACAGCAAGGATTAAATGCAGCATTATATGCCTGCCCTATTACATGGATTATCCTTGGCATTATTGCTTTAATTGCTGTTATATATGCAGTGGTTGCTGCAATTAATAAATTTCAAAATACGAGTATTTCAGCTACAGGAATTATAGCTGGAGTATTTGCTACAGCTGCAGCCTTTGTGGCTAATGTATTTGTTATGACTATAAATTTAATCATAGATCTTATTGCGCTGTTATGGAACCATATTGCAGTTTTTGCTGAATTCTTTGCCAATGTACTCAATGATCCAATTGGTTCTATTGTTAGATTGTTTGCTGGGATGGCAGATACAGTCCTTGGAATTCTCGAGACAATAGCTTCTTCAATAGATACTATATTTGGAAGCCATCTAGCGGATGCAGTATCGGGATGGAGAAATAGCCTTGAAGGAGCTGTTACTGATTTGGTAGGAGAAGCAAAAATTAAAATTCCAAGAATAGATCCTAAAAAACTACATTTAGATAGGATTGCTTATAAGGATGCTTATAATGCAGGATATAAATTTGGAGAAAAAATAGAATCTAAGTTTGATATATCCAAGATTTTAAATCCTAGTGATTTAGCAGGCCAAACAGATTTAAGCAAATTTTCTTTTTCACCTGCTGACACGATAGCTGATAATACTAAGAAAGCTGCAGATAATACGAAAGCGATAGCGGACAGCTTAGATATTACTGAGGAAGATTTGAAATATCTGAGGGACTTGGCAGAACGAGAAGTAATTGACAGAACAGTTTTAAGAGATGTTCATGTAAATCTCTCTAATAGCTTTGGGGACATAAGAGAAACTGCAGATATTGATGGTATTGTAACAGAAATTGAAAGACGTATGTTTGAAGCTATTGAGAGCGGAGCAGAGGGGGATTTTAATGTATAGTTTTTATATGGATGGCATTCTTCTTCCGGTTCCTCCATCTCAATTTACTGTCAAAATAAATAATAAGAATAAAACTTATGATTTGATAAATTTAGGAGAAATTAATGTTTTAAAGATGGTAGGGCTTACAGACATTGATTTTGAAGTATTGCTTCCAGGAGTAAAATATCCTTTTGCAGTTTATGAAGGAGGTTTCAAAGAACCTTCTTTTTATTTGGCAAAATTTGAGCAATTGAAAGTAAATCAAAAGCCTTTTCAATTTATAGTCTCCAGATTTTCTCCTGCAGGAGAATATTTATTTGATACAAATATGCAGGTTGGTATGGAATCCTACACTATAAAAGAAAGTGCAGAAAATGGGCAGGATATTCTAGTTTCAATTAAGTTAAAACAATATAAGGAATATGCCACGAAAGTATTAAAAATAGTTAAGCAAAACACTGCAATTGCTGCAGCTAAGGTGGAAACTCAAAGACTAGCAAAAGAACCAGCTAAAACTTATACTGTAAAGGCAGGGGATACGCTGTGGGCAATTTGCAAAAAGCAACTTGGAAATGGTGATAAATATAAAGAAATTGCGGCACTGAATGGCATCAAAAACCCTAATCTAATTTATCCGGGACAAGTTTTAAAGCTGGGGTGATTGGATGTATGAATTAGTGATTGAGAACAATAAAACATTATACAGTCCTTTGATTGAAGGAGAGATTAAATGGACTACTGAAAGACAAGGCGCACCTGGAAAATTAGAATTCAATGTATTAAAAGATGAGATAATTAATTTTCAGGAAGGAAATCCGGTATGGTTTAAAGTTGACGATAAAAACGTATTCCTTGGTTTTGTTTGGGCGAAGAAACGGGGGAAAGAGCAGATTATTAGCGTAACAGCTTATGATCAACTAAGATATCTAAAGTATAAGGACACATATATGTATTCAAAAAAGAAAGCCTCAGATTTAATCAGAATGATTGCTGCGGACCATGAATTAAAAGTAGGAGACATAGAAGATACAGGATATGTAATCCAGCAACGAATTCGAGATAATGAAACTTTGTTTGATATTATTTATGATGCTTTACAACTCACTTTTGACAATACTAAAAAGTTATATTGCCTTTATGATGATTTTGGAAAATTAACATTAAAGAACCTTGAATCAATGAAACTGGATTTAATCATTGGAGAAGAAACCGCAGAAGATTTTGATTATACTACTACCCTTGATGATGTCTACAATAAAGTGAAATTAGCTTATGACAATGAAAAGACAGGTAAAAGAGAGATCTACATAGCAAAAGACAGTAACACTATAGCTTCATGGGGAGTATTGCAGTATTTTGAAAAGATTGATGAGAAAACTAATGGTCAATTAAAAGCAGATACTCTTCTAAAATACTACAATAAGAAAAATCGTTCTTTTAGTATAAAAAATACTTTGGGGGATGTAAGAGTAAGAGGCGGAAGTAGTGTAATCGTTTATCTCCCGGAATTGGGGGATATGAGTCTACAAAATTATATGCTAGTTGAAAGCGTTACTCATAGATTTTCTGACAATGAACATTTCATGGATCTTAAACTTAAGGGGCGGATGTAATGTGGATATGGTAAAGCTTATAAAAAAAGCCGGAATGCAAGCAATGGAACAAGGCGCTCCAGTTAATATCTTATTAGGTACGGTGACGCAGGTTAATCCTCTCGTAATATCTGTAGACCAAAAGTTCCCTATAACGGGTGAATTTTTATACCTTACAGATAATGTAAGGGATTATAAAACGAAATTAAGTTTCGATAATCCTAGTGTAAAGCATGTCGTTAAAGACTACACTATGCAGGATGAAGAAGGAACGAATTACAAGATAGCATTTCAAGATAAAGCCATTAATGACGTGACTATATATAATGGACTCAAGGTTGGCGAGAGAGTGCTACTTCTTAGGGTCCAAGGTGGACAGAAATTTGTTGTTTTGAATAGGGTGGTGGAGGCGTGATACCACAAACTACAATTCCAGAACAAGGCTTTGAAATTATCCAGGAACCTACCTATACCTATAGGCTTGAAAACACTAATAACAGAATTATTGGATACACGGACAACTTAGAAGCTATGAAGCAGGCAATTTATAAAATTCTCTTTACGGAAAGGTATGAGTATTTAATTTATAGTTGGAACTATGGCATAGAGCTTGGGGACTTATTTGGCAAACCCAAGCCTTTTGTATATCCGGAATTAAAGAGAAGAATTACAGAAGCATTAATGCAGGATGATAGAATTACAGGTGTTGATAACTTCTCTTTTTCTTCTAGGAAAGGTGACGTGACAGTTTCTTTTACAGTACATACTGCTTTTGGAGATGTTGAAGCAAAAAGGACGGTGAATATAGGTGTATGAGGATATGACTTTTGAAAATATATTAAACAGAATGCTTTCAAGAATTCCTGATAATGTAGACAAAAGAGAAGGTTCAATTATATATGACGCATTAGCTCCGGCAGCCGCTGAACTTGCTATCGCGTATATTCAGTTAGATGTAATTCTCAATGAAACTTTTGCAGATACAGCTAGTAGAGAATACTTAATTAGAAGAGCAGCTGAGAGAGGGGTTAATCCTTATCCAGCAACTAATGCAATTCTAAAAGCTGTATTTGAAGATGGACAAAATAATCCTTTTGATGTGCCTATTGGGAGCAGATATTCTCTTGATGATACAAACTACAAAGTAATTGAAAAGATTGCGGATGGAGAATATAAATTGCAGTGTGAAAGTGCAGGAGTGATAGGAAATCAAAAATTCGGAACGCTTATTCCTATAGAATATATACCAGGACTTTCAACTGCTGAGCTAGTGGAATTACTGGTCCCAGGAGAAGATGAAGAAGATACAGAAAGCTTGAGACAGAGATACTTTAACTCTTTGAAATCCGAAGCTTATGGAGGTAACATTACTGATTACATCCAAAAGACAAATACCATTCAAGGAGTAGGAGGTACAAAGGTTTATCCTGTGTGGAATGGCGGAGGTACTGTTAAATTAGTTATTATCGACAGTGAATATAATTCTCCTACTGAAGAAATGATTGATGAAGTACAAACCATTATAGATCCAGTTTCTAATAGTGGAGAGGGAGTCGGGATTGCTCCTATTGGTCATAAAGTAACCGTTGTAGGAGTTACAGAGATTCCTATATCTATTTCCACGAATATTACTTTTCAGAGTGGGTTTACATGGGATGATGTAAAAGTATTAGCGGAAGAAAAGATAAAAGACTATTTTAAAGAACTTAGAAGTACATGGGCAGACCAAGAAACAATAGTTATTAGAATTAGTCAAATAGAAGTTAGATTATTAGATGTCCCAGGGATATTAGATATCTATGATACTACTTTAAATGGAGCTGCTACTAACTTGGTTCTAGGAGCTGATGAGATACCAGTACTGGATGTGATTACTGCATGAGAGAAGTTAATATAGCAGGATATCTACCAAACATTATTCGTGAAGTTAAAGAATTCAAAGAGATTATTAATACGGAGAATCCAGAAATTAATTTGCTTTGGAAGAATGTACAGAAGGTATTTGATGATCAGTTTGTAGAAACTGCCACAGAGAATGGGGTAAAAAGGTGGGAGAAGATTTTAAAGATTACTCCTAAGGCAAGCCATACTCTAGCAGATAGAAAGTTTGTAATTCTTACTCGTCTTAATGAACAACTTCCTTATACTACAAGGATTTTGCAGCAACTTTTGGAGCAATTGTGTGGCCAAGATGGGTATGTTCTATCCATTAATCATGATTTATATGAACTTAAAATATTAGTAGAGTTGAAGTCTAAAAATATGGTAGAGGCTATTGGGGACTTAACTAAAAAGGTGGTACCTGCAAATATGGATATATCAATTAAAATTAGATATAACCACTACTACAAGTTGAAAAATGTTAGACATATAGACCTTCAAACATTTTCCCACGATAGCATTAGAAATGAGGTGATAGAATAATGGCAACTTATACTAAGAACTATAATTTAGTAAAGCCGGCACAGGAGGATTTCTATAATGTTGACGATTTTAACAATAATGCAGACAAGATTGATGAAGCCCTTGGAAATAAGGTCGATAAGGTAGAAGGCAAAGGTCTTAGCACAGAGGACTTTACTACAGAGCATAAAAATGCACTTCAAAATTTATCCCAAGGTAGTATTTCTAAATCCATTTTTACTGCAGCGAATCAATTTTTAGTTAGTAGTGGAGTTGGCCAGGTAGTTGCAAAGACTATTGCTGATATTAAAATCTTACTGGGATTAGGCAGTGCAGCATATAAAGATAGTGGTTCTTTTGCTAATAGCCAGCATAGTCACCTTGCCAGTGATCTACCCAGTGCCAGTACTTCAGCGAAAGGAATCGTTCAATTAAGTACATCAACTTCAAGCACATCAACCACTTTGGCGGCAACAGCTAGTGCAGTAAAAGCAGCGTATGACAAAGCAACAAATCATACGCATTCTATAAGTAATTTAACAGACTTAAGAGTTAGCAATGGAAAACTAGAATATTTAGTAAACGGAACATGGAAGGAGGCTAGTGGATTGATAAATATAAATAATAATAATTTAAAAAGATTAAATAATGGAAGTATTTCTGGAAAAGGCTGGATTGTATCAGTGACTGGAACATTAGATATTAAGATAGGGGCAAACCCATATACTGCTACTGGAATAAATGCATATGAAATTTTCATTGACGATGGAAGAAGCGAATATATAGAAATATCTAAGGATGAAGAAGGGACTGGACTATTATCACCAATCCGTTTTGAAAAAGGTGTCCGTTGTGGTCAATATGTTTATGTTGGTTATATTTTAGATTAAAGAAGGGAGAATATCCATGATTATTGAAACACAAATCTCATATACTATCGATACAGAAAAAGAACACGTCATTAAAGAAGAAAAAATTAAAACAACAGCACAAACAGCAACAGCTATTTCATATCTTCCTCTTTATAAAATAGAGAAAAAAAGAGAAGAATATATATTCAAATGTAAAAAACTTGAATTTGATGTAACGCTTGAAGAGTATAGATTAATTGAAGAATACAACGAGCAAATCCCAAAAGAAAAATTGATACAGGAATTAAAAAATGAATATTTGCCATTAATAAAGGACGCGGATATGCTAGGGGATACGGAGGAAAAAGAAAGACTTCAACAAGAATACTTGCAAAAGAAAAATGAAATTGAAAATATGAATTAGCAGCACCTATGTAGGGTGTATTTTTTATGCCCTTTTTTACTGAAACAATCCAAAAAAGGTTTACATATAAAACGTCAGTTTAACGAAGAATTCACTAAAGATAAAACAGAACAATAAGAGATGGTACAGAGCCGATCTGCTCCTATTTTATTTGAAAGGATGAAAAACATGGAAACAATCAAAATTAAGATTTTTGGATTATTTGGTATGTTAGGAAGCATAATTGCGCAAATCCTTGGAGGTTGGGATTCTGCATTACAAACCTTGCTCATATTTATGGCGATTGACTATATTACTGGATTAATTGTTGCTGGAGTATTTAAGAAAAGTAATAAATCAGATTCAGGAGCTTTACAGAGCAATGCAGGGTGGAAAGGTCTTTGCAAAAAAGGAGTAACACTTTTAATTGTTTTAATAGGTGTCAGGTTAGATTTAATGTTAGGTCTTGGTAATTTCATTAGAAATGCAGTAGTTATAGGTTTTTGCCTAAATGAATTGGTTAGTATCGTAGAAAATACAGGATTAATGGGAGTTCCTTTCCCCCCAATTGTACTTCAGGCAATTGAAATCTTAAAGAAGAAAAGTAATGAAGTGAAAATACCAAAAGGAGATGAAAGTCATGGGCTATAGCATAGAGTGGAGAGGAAATGAGAATACCAATAAATCTTCAAGACAAGGCAATATACCTAAAATTATTGTCAATCACATTGTAGAAGGTTCTGCGAGTTCTTGCGATAGCTGGTTTAGAAGCGCAGGAAACAATGTTTCATCCGCACACTTTTTAGTAACTAAAAAGGGCGAAATTAAACAGTACGTTAAAATAGAAGATATGGCTTGGGCAAATGGGTTAACTACTGCCGCTATCTCAAATTCTAAGGCGAAAATCGTACGAGATATGAAGATTAACCCTAACCTTTACTCTGTATCAATTGAGCACGAAGGAGTATATCTGGAAACAAAAGGAGAATTAACGCCAGAGCAGTTTAAGGCAACAGTTTGGCTTCATAAATATATTCGTGAGTATGTACAGAAAAAATGGGGATATTTAATACCAATAGATCGTGAACATATATTGGGACATTTTGAAATAGATCCGATGAGAAAACCAAACTGCCCTGGAGAAGAGTTCCCTTTTGAAACTCTCATAAAAGTGTTGAATGGAGGAGATAGGATGAATGAAGTTAAAGAAGTACCTAAATGGCAGAAAGAAGCATTAGAAAAATTGGTTGAGAAAAAGGTGATAGAATCTCCAGAATACTGGAAAGAAAAGTTAGGAGAGAGCATCACTGTTGGAGAAGTATTAGGGATTATAAGTAAAATAGTAAAATAAAAAATAAGGTATCGCTCCATCAGGAACGATACCTTATTTTTTATTTTTTTGGCAAGCATAATTCGTCTAAAGTAACTTCTAAAGCTTCAGCTAATTTAATGATAGTAGATATTTTCCCTTCCGGATTACCTTCTCTTTCTCTTCTTTCCATATCTTCAATGGTCCGTTTTGGCACTCCGGAAAGTTCCGAAAGTTTTGCTATAGAATATCCTTTTTCAGTTCTTATTTTTTGTAAATTCATATAATCACCTTTTTTCAAGTTCTTTCTTAGATTTTTCAAGAAGCCTTTTGGTATGCCTTAATTTAAGGTATTTGGTAAGAAGGAATAAAATGATAATAAATGAGCCAATCAATAATAAATTTAGTATTGTATTCATAATTTTTATGATATAATGTAGGAAAGGGGAGAGAGGTTATTTCCTCTCTCTATGTAGTTTTCTTATTTCTAGCCTTAGCTTTTCATTCTCTAACTTGGTTTTCTGTATGAGCAGATACAGTTGCCAAATTGTAAGGAATGAAGTTGCTAAGGCTATTAACTTTCCTACAATTTCTATCATTTTTTCACCTCCTTTATGATTTTATTATACCACGTTGAAACGTGCAAGTCAATAACTTTTTGTGAAGTAATTGATGATTTTACAAAAAAATAAAGTTTTTAATATTTTGTATGACGAATATAAAAAAAAATAGGATGCTGCAGAACATCCTATTTTCTTTAAACTGTATTTTTTTAGTAACGGAAGTACGAGACGAGATATATAACACTTATGTACAAATAAAATATTAATTAACTGTTATTACCAACGATATGAAATATTAGATTTGTTTATTTTCTCCCTATCGATCTTTACCTTGTAAATTTTATCATCCCCATCTTTTGCGTATTTTAAATATAGATCTAAAGAAGAAGGTGTAAATTCATTGGAAAGGGGCCCAATGGTAATGCTCTTATAACAATCCGAGAAATTTTCTAATATATCCAAATATGGAATTTTGATACCATTTGAGTCTTTGAATTTTAAAGATTTTAATAGATAATCTTTAGATTCACCATTTGTATTATAAATTATAATCACAAATCTATATTCATTTTCTTCTCGAAGAGCATTATTTTTAAAAAATAAAGAATATGATAAAAGTTGCCAAGTTAATGGATCTATCATTTTATTAGGAAGAAAAGCGAGCTTATTAAGATTATTAATATATTCTATCACATCAAAATCAGTGTTAATTATTTCAAAAAATTGCTGGAATGTATTCTTTATTATAGCTAATTGTTCGTCTTCATTATAAATAATATTTCCATACCAATAATAAATATTATTGTAAGTACTATTATCATTATCAAAATACGAAGAAGTATTTTTCCCACAATAATTAATCATAGTATTTATAAAGCATTCAGAATTAACTCCTATACAGTAACCTAGCTTATTTGTATAGTTTGACCACATACATAAAGAGTCGTTATTTTTACTAAAAGATAGACCGAAAAATAGTATATTGTTTGCAATGTAAATATTTTCAAAGTAATAATTTATATGATTTATTAAGGCAGTTAAAAATAAATCAATTTTTTCTTCCTTAATATTTTTATTTTCACGTAATATATCTTTAGCTAATCCGAATATTTCATTCTTTATTTTTATTTGATTGAGTTGATTTTGAAAAAAAATAAATTCTAATTGATCATTTTGATAAAATAAATGAGAGAAATGCAAATTTTCTCCTTTTAATATTTCTAGCATGGAATTTTTAGAAGTATAATGGTAGAGTATTTCTGGTAAATTATTTTTACTGTCTATGCAACGATTAAATTGTTTATCTTGATAAAAATTTGTAATTATTTTAAATTTCTGTGCCATTGCATCACTCCTATTTTTTCCTTTTATAGTACTATAAAACTATATTTTCGTCAAAAAATGTAGATATTAAATCTTAATCTAATGAATAAAAGGCTCCGGGAGATCCGGAGCTTTATCATTGAAACAGGATATGCCTTATTTTTAATTATAAAATAAGAGTTTAAGATATTATGTTGGCATTGCCTACGCATTGCCAACGGTGAGAGCATTTTTATATAAAACTAGATAGAATCATAAATAAAGATAAGTAAAAATGATTCATTGAAAAAGCTTGATTTTGCTAAGTTGCAAGTAATGATAAAAAATAATACAATATTGTAAATATGAGTGATCCCCCACACCAGCCATGTGGAGTGCGTGGTATTGATGTCAAAGGTTGAGAAATAAAAAACTGAAAAGCTTGTAAATAAAGGGTTTCCAGACATTTAGCTTTTCTCGAGTCCGATCTGCCGGATGTGGCAATGTCAGGAAACCATTATTTTTGTTGTTTGCGGGAACATATCAACCGTCGCGAAAATTAATAGTTGAGTTACCAGATTAGATAACCCCCTTTTTTACAGGGGGTTGAGGAAATAAGATAGATATTTATTGCTTATTAACTAGTTAACTCATTTATTAATGATCTTATTATTTATTGAATAGTTAATGCAAATCTGAAATAAGTTAACTATACTTCAGAAAAATGTATTTATATCAATAAAAAATTGGTAAAAATCAATAAAATATTGATAAATAGTGATAATTATGATATAATACTACTATAAAATTTGTTAGCAAGGAGGAGTTTAAGATGGCGGTTGATTATTCAAAATTATGGAAATTACTAATTGATAGAAAAATGAACAAATCACAACTACGAAAAGCGGCTAATATCAGCACTAATGCGGTTGCTAAACTTAGCAAAAACCAAACTGTCTCTCTTGATACACTTGAAAAAATATGTTCTGCACTTGGATGTAGAATAGATGATATTATGGAATTTGTACAGCCGAGACAGGAGGGAAATAATGAGTGAAGTAAAAAAAATGGTCGCAGAGCAGCGTAACTACTCTGTTCTTACTACTGATGATGCAAAACAAATAGTTATAAATTATATTCAAAAAACAGAACTTTCCAACTATGAGATAGAATTTGGTCTTCCCGAGATTAATGACAGGTATGATATATGGAAGGTCCCTCTTTTATACATGAAAGAGACAATTGGTGATATTGTTATTAATGCCTATTCGAAAGAAGTTGACGAAAAACTATCATCAAAGATTTCTGTAATACGAAATCGAATTCTTTCTATACAAGCTAAATCATCCGAAAAGACCAAAACAAGAAAAAAAAGGAGTAAGGAATTTATTATTTCTAATCTTGATAATATGGTAATAAAAGGTAGGGCGGAAGTTGCTTTAAAAACACTTCCTGATCAATCTATTGATCTGATATTTACATCACCGCCTTATTACAATGCCCGTAAGCAGTATTCTGAATATGAATCATACGATGATTACTTGCTTCTAATACGTAAGGTTATAAGAGAATGTAGACGGGTTTTGATTGATGGTAAGTTTTTTGTAATTAATGTATCACATGTTCTTGTGCCCAGAAGCAGTCGGAATGAGTCTTCAACTAGAATAGCTGTGCCTTTTGACATACATCAAATTTTTATGGAAGAAGGTTTTGAATTTATTGATGACATTATTTGGCAAAAACCCGAAGGCGCCGGCTGGGCAAGTGGTCGAGGTCGTCGTTTTGCGGCAGATAGAAACCCGATGCAATATAAAGCCGTTCCTGTTACTGAATATGTACTGGTTTATAGAAAAAAGCCTTGTATTTTAATTGATCATTTTATCCGCAATAATCCAAATCCAGAGATCATTAAAGCGTCAAAAATCGAAGATGACTACGAAAAAACAAATGTGTGGTATATTTCACCTGCACGAGATAAGCGTCACCCTGCCATTTTTCCTGCAGAGCTTGCTGAAAAGGTCATTAAATATTATTCATTTGTTAATGATGTTGTTCTTGATCCTTTTGGCGGGATTGGGACAACAGCAAAAGCAGCAAAAAAGCTGGGCAGGAGGTTTTGTACGATTGAAGTTTGTGATGAATATATCCAATATACATTACAAGAGCTTGAGGTGAATTTAATAGATATGTTCAGCGAAAGAAAAATTGTATATAAAGATCTTTCGGATAAAAACGATGATGAAGATTTTAAGTCATTTGAACATCTTGTTCATCGTCTTATACACGAGGGATATTCGAAAGACGAACTATATGATGCCTTGTTGAAGGGTATAAATAATATCAAAAATAAATGATTGAAGAGAGCCTCTCCTGAGCATACAAGAGAGGCTCTCTTTACTCTATAAAAGCTCTAATATCAACACTCTCCATTTCGCGTCCCAAATAAGAATCTAACTCTTCCAATTGAAGGGAAGTCAAAACGTGATTTAAAGAAAAAATCTGACATACATTTTTAGCAAATTCAATGACCCAATTGCTCTGGCTCATCTGTAGCACAATGCCATCAACACGTTCAGCTTTGTTAAAAAGGTCACTGTTTTCTGCTACTGTATCGACGATAATAATCGTTTTCATGTCGTGACCCATACCCGCAATCTGCTTATATCGGTTAAATCTTGTTACTTTATCTAACGATATCTCAGGATTGCCTTTTCCAATGAAGCCAATATCGATACTAATTGCAATTCCGTTATAGACCATAGTTCCATCGGTTTCTCTTTCATTTTCATCCATATTTGAGAGCCAGAATAGTTTATCAGTTTTTTGCATATTAGTGGGTGGAGTAGAACAATACCTAAATCCCATAATGGTAAGAAGGCTCCCGAGAATTAATTTTTCGAATAGTTTTCCGTTCATTGATTTTGCAGAGCCTCTAATGGATAATGTTTGAGCACCTAAAGCGATACTTAATAAAGAGATAATATTCCAGTTTAAATCGATCTCTACGCCATTCAGATTTAGTTTGCCGGAAAGATCTCCGAATCTTTCTTGAATGTCAGAAATTGTTTCGGTTGCTGAAACGGCAAAACTATTTTTATAACTTGCCAGATTAGTTTCGTCACGAACTATATTGTCAAGGCCTTTTTTTGTCAATCCCATTAGCCATAGATCTAATATTTTTTGATCATTGCTTCTTGCTAGTTTTAAATCATCTGATACATAATCAGCATAATCTTGAATTTTGTTTGTCTTAGATATTAGTTTATTAACAAATAAGTCTATCATAGCAGCATAAGAAATAATAAGTCGTCTCTGAGTAATAAATTCTGTGATATCTCGCACATTACCTCCTATCAAAACCTTACGGATGATATCTTTCATTCCGTCCACACCTACAGTACTTATAAAATCAGACCTTGATGCTCTTATGTTATTTTTCCCGAGCTCATCAAAATGATCGTAGATCATGTTTTTCTCCTTTCTATCCTAAAGCATGTTTTTAATTATTAAACATATGGTTACTCTTTCAAAATGAATACAGATTGCTAGATTTACAGAAATTTTTGGTAATTTGTTAATTTCTATGTTAGACTATTATGTAAGGGCCTTTTTCAGTCTTTTTCTATGAAAACCAATAATAATATGACTAATAATGTTTTAATATTTATTTGTAATAATGATATTTCTATTTAATAAATTATTCACTTTACTGTATAACCTCCTCAGCAATAAAACTATCAAGCGAAATAAAAATTATAAACGCTTAACACTTATGGCTTTTGATAACGGTTAAATCAGAGTACAAAATAATCAACTTTCGTCATTGTCATCGGGTAAAATTTCAATAATATCAGAAAAGTCACATTTTAATGCCTTACAGATCTTTACAAGTACATCAGTCGTTACGTTTTCGTTTTTTCCGAGTTTTGCCATAGAAGATGTACTAATAGCGGCCGCTTCTCTTAAATCTTTCTTTTTCATGTCTTTATCAATTAAGAGTTTCCATAGTTTTTTATAGCTTACACTCATAATTCATCACCTCGATTTGCAATATAAGGGTATCATAAAAAAATTAAAAACACAATTATAATTTGCGTTTGCAAATAAATAATTGTGTTTTTCGTATTTAATGCTATAATTTACACAAGGAAATATATGGTCTAAATGATGAAATGTTATTACGGAGGTACGGTATGGCAAGTGTCAGCTCGTTCAGAGATGTTATTGCAAATATGTATTACAATGAACTCTTTGACGAATTGTCCGAGTATATTGAGGACAACCCGGATAAGCTGGAATCAAACTCATACCGTGTGCAATCGCCGGATGAAGCGGCTTTATCCGATTTTGACATTATAACGATTGACATAACCGATTCACCAGGCAATAGTATTTTATTTGACGTAATTGTTTCTGCCGAAGTTGAAATTGCAGAAACAGTACGAAGGAATCGCGAGACTGATGGTATAGAACAATGGTTCCGTATCTCCTGCAGAGCTGACCTTGATGACGGGATTCAGAATTTTCAAATCAACTCTGTTTCAATATACAACAAGTACAGAGAAAGCAAATTAGGCCGACTGTCTGAGTATCTAGTGCCAATTATAGAAAAGGAACAGTTTGACGATGTTGCTACCGATTTTCTAAGTGAATTTTGCCCGGAAGCATTAAGTACTCCTATACCTATTCCGGTAGACGAAGTAGTGAAAAGAATGGGGCTTAAGGTTAAGGAAATCCAGTTAACAAAGCATTTCACTATATTCGGTCAAATAGTTTTTGGAGATTGTACGATAGAATATTACGACAGAAATGAAAGAGCATATAAGCCTTTGGAAGTTTCAAGAGGAACAATTCTCGTGGATCCTAATGTGTATTTCATGCGAAACATAGGGTGCATGAACAATACCATTATTCATGAGTGTGTTCACTGGTATAAGCATAGAAAATACCATGAGTTAGTTAAGACATATAACAGCGATGCTTTACTCATAAGCTGCAGAGTAAACGAAACAACTAAATACAAAAAGCAATGGACGCCAGAAGACTGGATGGAATGGCATGCTAACGGAATAGCACCTCGCATCCTTATGCCTAAATCAATGACCATTAAAAAGATTGAGGAGCTAATTAAAAAGAATGAGCTCCTTTTTGGTACTCACGACAGGCTAAATATAATGGAAAATGTCGTGTATGAATTAGCTGACTTCTTCCAGGTGTCAAGGATAGCAGCCAAAATAAGGATGCTTGACCTTGGATATAAGGAAGTTGAAGGTGTATATACCTACGTAGATGACCATTTTATCAGCAATTATTCATTTAAGGCGGACTCATTACATAAGAATCAAACATACAGTATTAGCCTAAGCGATTCCTTTTTTGAATACTATGCAAATCCGGAATTCGCAAAGATTATAGACAGCGGTAATTTTATTTATGTTGACGGTCATTACGTTATTAACGACTCCAAATACATTAAAAGGTTAGAAAATGGAAGCATTGATCTTACAGACTATGCAAAACTGCATGTAGATGAATGCTGCCTTCTGTTTGATTTAAAATTAAATAAAGCCTCCAAAATGGACATTGTAGTATACCTCGATTCTATAATGTTCCGTAAAGCTACACCGGATTATAACAGAGTGCCGACATTTAATCCGGACAAGCATAATATGGAAGTATTTAATCGTTCAGAAGAGCTAAAGAAATTTCACGAAGAATTCGTCGAAGAAGGTCAGCATTTGAGCCGTACAACCCAGACATTTTCCCAAGCGGTATACGGACATATCAAAAGGAAAGGCTACAATAAGGTTGTTTTTATAGAAAAGACTTTGCTTTCAGGAAAAACATATGACAGAATAAAAAATAATGAACTTAACAATCCAACTTTAGAAACCGTTGTTGCAATCTGCATCGGATTGGAGCTTAGCCCTACATACAGTGAAGAGATATTAAGGCTTGCCGGATATACTCTCAATAACACTCCACAGCAATTGGCGTATAAAAAGCTTATCCATTCGTATAGAGGGCATTCAATATATGAATGCAATGAAGTTTTGGAAGCCTTGAGACTTTCCCCTCTTTGTGCAAAGGCATATAAAGAAATGATAAGTTAAAAAAATTGTTGGACTTCTGAAGTCCAACTTTTTATATTTTAAACCGGCTATTATAATGAGATTTTAAGCCATTATGCAAAAAAGGCGCAAAAACCTTACTGCATAATGGCTATTTTTTTGCCAAAATCATGGACTTTAGATGTCCGGACAGGCTTTAACAATTCAAGTAGCATTAAGTCAGAGAGTTGGCCAACCCTCAAAATTGAAGGATGGAGGATATAAGATGCAAGACTCTATGAACAATGCAAAAACGCTGTCAATAATTCCAATGCCCATAAAGGGCAGACCATACAAGCATCAGATTCGTGCTTTCAATTTCATCTGCAGTCTATTTGGGCTTTTGAAGGGTGGTGGTGTTTCTGCCATTTCCGGATGGGGTGCAGCGCTCCTGATGGAAATGGGCTGAAAAGCACCGGGAAAACTCTTGTCTCAATCGCTATTATAGGAACATTGAATGCTGAAGGCAGAATAAACCGTGTGCTGATTGTCGCACCGCTTTCCATACTTGGAGTGTGGGAGGATGAGTTTAAACGGTTCGCTGATTTCCCATATCAGCTTATAGTCCTTAATGGCACGATATCAAAGAAAATACAGCAGCTTAGATTTCTAACTGGCGAAGGTGTCCATGTGGTGGTCGTTAACTACGAATCTGCATGGAGAATGGAAAAGGAACTGGCAAACTGGCATCCTGACCTCATCATTGCTGATGAGGGACATAAAATTAAAACTCATAACACTTCAGTTTCAAAGGCAATGCACCGGTTGGGCTTGCTTGCCCGGTATCGGCTCTTGCTAACAGGAACGGTTATAACCAACAAAGCCATAGATGTATTCAGTCAATATAAGTTTCTCGATTCACGCATCTTTGGAAACAGCTTCTATGCCTTCAGAAACCGTTATTTCAACATGGTCGGCTATGGCAACCATACGCCAGTGCTGAAAAAATCAATGGAACAGGATTTAATGAAAAGGATTCACAGCATTGCATTCCGGGCGACCAAAGCGGAGTGCCTGGATTTGCCGGAAACCACCGATATTATTCGCCATATTGAGCTTGAGCCTGTCACTTTAAAGAAATATAAAGAGCTTGTCAAACAAAGCTATACTGAGCTGTCAGCAGGAGAAGTAACAGCTACAAACATACTGACACGCTTGCTTCGTCTTTCGCAATTAACCGGCGGCTTCATCGGAAGCGATGACGGTGGGAAAATCGAGCAAGTCAGTGATGCCAAGTTGAAAGCTCTTGAAGATATCCTTGAAAGCAGTATTCAAGAAGGACATAAGCTGGTTGTCATAGCGAGGTTTATCCCTGAAATCCATGCCATATGCAGGATGCTGGAAAAAAAGAATATCGGTTATGCGTGTATTTATGGAGCGACTAAGGATCGCCAAGAACAAGTAAACCGGTTTCAATGTGATCCCGACTGCATGGTGTTCGTAGGCCAGATTGCAACTGCAGGCCTCGGTATTACGCTGACCGCTGCAAGCACAATGGTATTTTACTCCCTTGATTATTCCATGTCGAATTTCGAGCAGACAAAAGCCCGCATCCATAGAGTTGGACAAAAGAACGGTTGCACATATATCTACCTTATTGCCAAGGGTACTGTGGATTCAAAAATCCTGACTGCCCTACGCAATAAGGCAGATCTTGCAAAAATGCTGATAGACGACTACCGCAAAGGAGCAAATCCTTTTGCCCCAGAGGGAGGTGAAAGCTATGAGCAATAATGCGATGTTTGAACTTGCTGACCGTCTTAAGGAGCTGCGCGAGGCAAAGAAGGCTGTTGAAGAGGAACTGAAAAGCATAAATGCGGAGATTGACGAGGTCGAATACCGCCTGTCTGAGCTGATGATCAGCAGTGAGACGCAAAACTTCACAAGAGCAGGAACAATGTTCTGCCTTTCAACGACAACAAGAGCCAGTGCTGCCGCAGGCATGAAGGAGGAACTGTTTGACGCACTACGCAGTAAAGGCTTTGGAGAACTCATCTATGAAACAGTAAATGCAAATTCCCTGTCGGCATTTGTGAAAGAACAGATTGCGGAGAATGGGGACGAGCTTCCGGACTGGCTGAAAGGCCTTGTGAATGTCTTCGAAAAGACAACAGTAACTGTGCGGAAAGCAGCAAGGTGAATAGGTTCAAAGAGCAATGCTCCAATATTAATGTTCAAAGAATAACGATTCGAAGAACGATGTTTCAAAGAACAATGATATAGATTACATTCCAAATTCATAATTACGGAGGTATAAAAGCATGAAAAACAATGAACTCGTAACTATTAACGAAAATACAGGTTTTCTTCAGCTCGCTAATTTCAATCTTGACGAGGCAATGGCATCAGAACTTGACGGTCTTGACATGACTTTTGAACGCATAAAAATCCCGTCCGCAGGCAGCACAGTATTCGAAGTGCCCGGGGAAAATCCCGGAGAACCTGATACTGTCAAGGAATTCTCAGCGGTAATCCTTTATCATCATCCACTTTATGCATACTACAAGGACAAGTATACCGGAGGCAGTAACCCACCGGATTGCGGAAGCTTTGATGGTATAACCGGCGAAGGAGACCCCGGAGGAAGCTGTGCCAAATGCCCATATAATCAGTTCGGTTCGGGGGAAAACGGCAGCAAAGCCTGCAAGAACCGCCGCAGGATATATGTACTGCGTGAAGGGGAGATTTTCCCGTTGATACTCTCATTGCCAACAGGATCGTTGAAAGAGTTTTCCCGCTACATCAAAAGGCTGCTTTCTAAAGGCAAAAAATCAAACAGCGTTGTTACTCGCTTTTCTTTGAAAAAGGCGACCAATTCAAGCGGTATCACCTATTCACAGGCTCAGTTTGCTGTAGATCGGGATCTGACCGCCGACGAATATGCGTTGATATCCAAGCTTTCCGAGCAGGTCAAAGCGTTCAGTACCCGAGTCGGCCATGACACTGAACCTGCCGGTGAAGGGGTAATAAATGTAGACCCTGAATCAGGTGAAATTACTGAGCCGCTTAAGTGATCAAAGGCCCTATCGGAGGAACTTTCTATCTCCGATAGGGCGGAAAGGAGAACCGCATGGGATACAAATGTGTTTATATGCTGTCTGAAATACAAGAGTATCTGAAAAACACTGTCCTATTTGCTTTCGACTTTGAAACGTCACCCCGCGATAAATGGAGGAACGATAAAAGTGCAGCTCTGGATGCTCATAAAGCAGATATTACAGGGATCAGTTTTTCAGTATCAGAAGGGACTGCTATATATGTTCCACTTAAACATCGTAGCGGGCGAAATGCAGAGAACCAGGCGGCAATATGGGATTATCTGAAATTACTATTCGAATCAAAAGATGTAATAAAAGTTGCTCATAATCTGGCTTTTGAGTCTATGTTCCTTTACGCAAGAGGTATCGTCCTTCAAAAGCCTTGCTATGACACGATTGCAGCATCACAACTTACATTAAAAAGCAAGTGGGAGTTCAGAAGTCTTGCTGACAGCGGACTTAAAACGCTTGCGCCTGCACTCTGCAAAGCAGAAATGACAGAATTCTCAACGGTTACTGAAGGTCGCTTTTTCGATGAATTGAACCCTCAGGAGGAGAATACTATCCGCTACGCTTGTGCTGACAGCGACTATACTCTTCGCTTGTATCATGTTTTCAATCAGTGGTTTGATAGATTTTTACCCAAACACAGAACTATTGTGGAAGAGGTAGAATCGCCTACATCAGTATATGTCGGGATAATGAAGTATAACGGCATATTGGTGGATAAGTCAGCCATGCTGAAGAAACAAGCGGAAGCCGCAGAAAAGATTGTCAGTATCAGAAAAGAGATTGCCGGAATTATCGGCAATGTAGAGATTGGGGCAAATGCTTCAACTTCAGCATTTAAAAAATATCTTTTTGTGGATCTCGGTCTTCCGGTAATGAAAACGACCGCAAAACATCAGGAAGCTGCCGATGATGAAACCATGATCCTATTAAAAGAATGGTGTGAATCCAACAGGCCTGAACTTGCTCGCTTATTTGATCTGGTGCAAGAGTACCGCAAATGGGGCAAACTCAAATCCACCTATATAGACGGTTATCTTCGATTTATTGATGAGGATACCGGCAGGATTCATCCGGACCTTATACCATTGGGGACAGAGACAGGCAGATTTGCGTCAAGAAACCCGAATATGCAGAATTGTCCGCAGAAAGACAATGACCCAATAGGCGTACGGAAATTTATCATTGCACCGGAAGGAAAGGCTATTTTATCCCTTGACTTTTCACAGATAGAACTGCGCGTCGGAGCGTTTTATTGCAGGGACAAACGTATGCTGGAAACCTATCGTACTGGCGGTGATATCCATGCTCAGACCACTTCTGTTATTTACCGCATTCCTTTTGAGGAGGCAGCAGACAAAAATGCTCCACATTATAAAGAGCGCAGGACCATTGCAAAGAACTGCAATTTCGGTGTGTTCTATGGCCTGTTTCCTACTGGCTTACAGAGGACACTTAAATTTAAAGCAGGGCTGAACCCAACTTTGTCCGAATGTGAGACCATCATTCAAAACTTGAAATCCGGATACCCCGGTCTTGCCAAATGGCAGGATGAGGTAAAAAAGCGGGCTGCTGTAAGCTGCTATTCAGAAACATGGCTGGGCAGGCGAAGATACCTGCTGGGAATTCGGTCATCAGATTGGGGCAAGAAGTCCTTTGCCGAGCGGTGCGCATTAAATACACCTATTCAAGGTACAGCGGCAGATATTCTAAAGCTTGCCTGTGGGCGCATCATCAGTGGACTTCCCGAAAGGCTCTGGCTGAAACCTATACTGCAGATACATGACGAGCTGGTTTTTGAATTACCGGAAGACAAGGCGGACGAAGCAGTTGTTTTTATAAAAGAGTGTATGGAAACACAACCCTTCCCTGAATTTGATGTACCTATTGTGGCAGAGGCTTCGGTAGGAAGAAATTTTGGAGAAATGAAAGAAATGGAGGATTGATATTATGACTAATTTACAGGTTTTTAAGAATACAGAATTTGGAGAACTTAAAGTACTCGTTATTGATGGAAAGGAATACTTTCCTGCAACGGATTGTGCAAGGATGCTAGGATATAGTAACCCTCGTGATGCGATACAACGCCATTGCAAACCAGACGGGGTCGTGAAACACGACGGGGTCACCTTAACTACAAATCAATATGGTGTCTCGACTGAACAGCATGTTGAACGGACTTATATTACAGAGGGAAATCTATATCGTCTCATTATACGTAGCAAACTTCCTGCTGCTGAACGCTTTGAAAGATGGGTCTTTGATGAAGTGCTGCCCACGATCAGAAAATATGGAGTTTATGCTACAGATAAAGTTATCGAAGAGATGATTTCTAATCCGGAGTATGGTATCAGGATTTTCTCTGAACTGAAGGCAGAACGCGACAGGCGGAAAGCTTTAGAAATAGAAAATGCAAAGAATAAACAGATTATCAGTGAGTTGAAGCCCAAAGCGAGCTATTATGATCTCATATTGCAAAATAAAAGCCTTGTGCCGATCAGCAAGATTGCCAAGGATTACGGAATGTCTGGCCGCGCTTTCAATAAGCTGCTTCATGAGCTTGGAGTACAGTACAAAATGGGAAACTGCTGGCTTTTATATCAGGAGTACGCCGATCAAGGATACACGCAGTCCAAGACCCACGCTATTGATGCAGAAAGAAGCGTAATGCACACATATTGGACACAAAAAGGAAGGCTATTTATCTATGACCTTCTTAAAAACAAGAAAGGTATATTGCCTGTAATCGAGCGTGAACAAAAAAGCGCATAGGCAGGGGGTAATACCATGAGTATCAGCAAGTTTAACGCGGAAGGATATTACGACCCCACACCTTATGAAGCACTGCTTAGGATTGAGCGAGAGGCCAGGAAAGCGCCTTACAGACCGATGGTATTTATCTGCAGCCCATATGCTGGTGATATAGAACGTAATATCCGTAAGGCTCAGGGGTACTGCCGATTTGCAGTGAGCAGAAATTGCATACCTATTGCTCCGCACCTCTTGTTTCCGCAGTTTATGGATGACGATGATGAACAAATGAGAAATCTGGGATTGTTCTTTGGCATGGTACTGATGTCAAAGTGCTCAGAAGTGTGGGTATTTGGCAGAAAAATCACTAACGGGATGTCCATTGAGATTGAGAAGGCAAAACAGCGCAGCATTCCGATCCGGTATTTTAATGAACGATGCGAGGAGGTGCAGTGTAAGTGAGCATCTCATTCCCTAAAGAATTAGCAAACCGGAAGCAATGGATCTGCTGGCGTCTGGAACCAAACACAAAGGACGGAAGAGACAGTAAAATCCCATACAATCCCTTAACCGGTAGAAAAGCCTCAAGCACTAACCCAAACGACTGGTCGACCCTTGACGATGCGATTGCGGCAAAAGAACAATATCTCTATACCGGATTAGGTTTTGTATTCGCAAAAAGCGGAGGTTTAGTAGGGATAGACATAGATCACTGCCGCGACAAAAACACTGGGGAATTAAGCGATACCGCCAAGGATATCCTTGAGCAGTTTCCGTCCTATACGGAAATCAGCCCTTCAGGAACTGGGCTTCATATTTTCTATAAAGGGGAGATGCCTGCTAAGGGCAATAAAAACACTAAAACCGGCGTTGAAATGTATGCCCACAGCAGATACTTCACAATGACTGGCGAGCGACTGCCAGGGACTCCTGATTACATTGCTGAAGATAACGGGGCACTGGCCTGGATACATGAGAATTATATCAAAAGTAAAAAGCGGAGAGGAAAAAGCAAGAAAGACAGTAAGGTGGTTAAGCTAGAGCCGCTTACAGATGAAGAAATTCTGGAGAAAGCCCGGACAGCCGAAAACCATAAGGAATTTGATCTGCTATGGGAAGGAAAATGGCAGGAAGCAGGGTATCCGAGCCAGTCCGAAGCCGACCTTGCTCTTTGCTGTATGCTGGCTTTCTGGTCAGGCAAAAACAAAGAGCAGATGGACAGGCTGTTTAGAAATTCCGGGCTATTCCGGGAAAAGTGGGATACGGTACATCATGCAAGTGGAGCAACATATGGGCAGGAGACACTGGATAAGGCCATTGAAGTCACAGAGAACGTATACAGCCGCGAAAGCGAGTCAGTTATCTTTGAACATGAGGGTAGGTATTACCGCACCAGAGGCGAAAGTGTGTATCCTATAACAAATTTTATCATTCAACCGGTGGAGATGATTGTATCGGAAGATGAAACGCAGATGACTGCTGATCTTATTACAATCCGCGATGAAATATACCGCCAGACATTTATGACTACCGACTTCAATAACATCCAAAAGTTTAAAAATATCTTGAACCGCCGGACAATATCCTTAGGCTATTTTGGCTCAGAAGGAGATTTAGAGCTGCTGAAAGGTTATATATCTGAAATGGAGTGGGTAAGGAAAACAGGGGTCAAGGCTCTTGGAATTTATGAGCATGGCGGGCGGATGGTATATGTTTCAACGGATGGTGCCATTGAAGCCGGAGGCAACATTGTTGAAGATATCGTGCAGCTTGATAAGTATAAAAGCATAACAACCGATATCCTAATCTTTGAACCATTGACAAAGGAACAGCTTATTATGCTTGGTGAATGGCTCCTCAGCTATAACGAGCCCATAAAAACGGTATCAGTAATGGCCTGGGTGGCCGGGTGCTTTATCAAACCGCATCTTAAAAAATCAGGCATCAAGTTTCCTCATTTATTGCTTGTCGGAGAACAAGGCAGCGGAAAAAGTAATACATTGGAGCGGGTTATTCTGCCGGTATTTTCGTGCAGTAAAATCCGCGCGGCTACACAGGTTACTGCATTTACGCTGATGAAGGAGTCTGCATCATCGAATCTGATACCGCAGTTGATGGATGAGTTTAAGCCTTCAAAGATAGATAAGTTAAGGCTAAATGCCTTATACAACCATCTTCGAGATGCATATGACGGCCATGAAGGTGTCCGCGGTAGGGCGGATCAAAGTGCTGTTACTTATGAACTGTTGGCACCTATTATTGTAGCTGGTGAGGAATCGCCGGATGAAGCGGCCATCAGAGAACGGAGCATAGAATTGCTATTCAGCAAGAAGGACTTAAAACCAGCCAGCCATAGACAAGCATTTTATAAGTTGTGTGCAAAAGCGGATCTGCTTGGCAGCTTCGGTCGGAGCCTGCTGGATATAGCACTCAGAGTATCGCCCGTGGATGCGGAGAAATGGTATGAGGAAGCAAAGTCAGAGATATCTGATGAGTTTCCATCTCGTATCGTCAATAATCTCGCCTGTTGCTATGCCGGATTGAGCCTAGTAAACAAACTGTGTGAATTCCTTAATGTTACATGGTCTGAAGTGTTTCCCATTAACAAAGGGGCGTGTATTCGATATCTTCAAAACGGTGTGCAGGAATACTTGCTGGATGGCGGCAGCAACAACAGACTATTGTAGAACAGACGCTGGAAATCATGGCCCGGATGAAACTGGCTCCGAATCAAGACTACACTTTTGATAAAGATGGCAAGGTTATCGGGATTCGTTTCTGTGATGTATATGACCGCTATACCAAGTACAGACGCGATTATGCAATCACAGGTGAATGTCTTCCGTATAACCAGTTTCTGAAGCAATTGAGGCAAAGTGACTTTTTTATAGAGAGCAATAAAACGATGCGTTTCGGGAACGAAACTAAGAAAGCGTGGGCTCTTGATTTTTCGATATTGAAAGAGCGATGCGATGTGAGCGGCTTTGAGATCACAGATATTGAGCCTCTTTAACCTCAAAAAAGGTAACAAGGTAACAAAAAGGTAACACCCGAAACGCTGATGAATAGCCACTTGTTACTTATGTTACCTTTGTTACCTCAACTTTATATATACGCGCGAGAGATGAAATTATTTTTTGAAAAAATAAAAAATAAAAAAATATAAATATTTGTGTCTATACCTACCCCAAAAAAGAGGTAACAAGGTAACAAAATCCTAAAATGCGCTTGTAAAGCGGGTTTGAGAAGTTACCTTTTTAGAAATACCAGGGTAACAAGAGGAGAAAAGGTAACATTTTTGGAGGATGAGCGGTTATGTCTGAAAAGAGTATTGTGACTAAAATCCTGCGGTACTTAAAGACAGTACCAGGGTGTTTCTGTTGGAAGGAACATGGCGGTATGTACGGGACAGCAGGAATACCGGACATTATTGCCTGTGTAAATGGGCGGTTTATAGCTTTTGAAGTAAAAACCCCATCGGGAAAGACAACAAAACTGCAGGAAGCAACCATCAAAAAAATCCTCAATGCCGGAGGGGTGGCAGCGATTGTCAATTCGGTAGATGAGGTGAAGGTTATTCTGGAAAAGTATGACCTTCTGCAAGGAACGAAGCAATAACGAACAAGGAAACAAGCACTGCAAAGCAATGCAAAAAAGCACACTGCTTCAAAGATCAAGGTTTTTTATCTTGATTTTTTGGAGGTGCGATATGCTGATTGCATGGCAGTATTTAGATAAAAAAGCGGCTGCTGTTGAAGCTTTGAAAGATTACAGCAGCATGCAGTACATTATCGAACACAGTGATGAGGATATATATGAAATTGAAACCCGTATGACAAGCCCTCACAGTGCAAAGATTACCGGAGTTCCGGGCAAACACAATCCCCAAAAGCGGCGAAGAACGCCTTGTTGCTTGCCTTGACGAGATTGATGTGTTGAAAGAACGTTACAGGCGGGCATTAGAATATATGGAGTGGTTCAAGCCTGCTTGGGAAGCCCTGTCGGAGGAAGAACAGTTTATACTGACAGAATTTTTTGTTAATGATGTGAGCAAGACAGAAGCTGTAGCAAACATCGGAGAGAAGCTGTTTCTTGAAAGAGCACAGGTGTACCGTAGGAAGGATAAGGCACTTAATCATCTGGCACTGCTTTTATACGGGAAGTAGTTTAAGATAACATTAGCAGCATGTTAAATAGGAAACCCACTTAGATAGAACGAACTACCTAAGTGGGTATTTTTAATGGCCTACTGTATTGCGCTTAATATAAGCTCGTAGGAGCTGTTATCTTTAGTATACATATTTTAATGTAAAAATCAACAAAATAAAAAACGCACTAATTGATGCATAAATCTTGACAAAAGGCATATAATATAGTATCATTGTATCACAAAAGAGGTGATGCAATGAATCAGCACTATAATCAGAATTATACCTGGGAACAGATTGATGAGATTTTGGCAATGATACATGACTGTATTAGAGAGGGCAGATTCATTATATCAAAAAATGAGAATAGACAAGAAAACATAGATTTTATAAATGAATATAATCTAAACAGCAGAAGGCAAAAGGAGATTTTACTGAAAATAAAAACAGAAGATTTTTGCCATTCATTGCAAAATACGAAAGTAGGATTTGAACATGAGGTTTTATATGTATTTTGTCCCCAGGTTACGTTATTTAACTTTGATGGCATCGAGGAGTTAGTTGATATATATACGAAATTTAATCTAATTGATAGTGAAAGTGGAAAACGAGTGGTTGTTATATCGTTTCATAAGCGAAACAAGCCGATTGATTATCTTTTTCGATGATCAATCAGAAAGTTTGAGAGTTTGAAAGGAGGCCGCCTTATGAATAGGAATAAGACATTTTGCGAGGAATGCAGAAGAGATGTCGAATACATGGTAGAAACAGCAACAATTAAGGGTAAACTTAAAGGCGAAGAATATGAGTATACTGGAAAGAAGGCTGTTTGTACGGAATGTGGGAGCGAAGTCTATGTAGCGGATATAGAGGACGAAAATCTAAAGGCTTTGTATGACACGTACCGTCAAAAAAACGGCATTATTTCGCTGGAGAAGATATTAGAAATACCTCAGAAATACAATATTGGCAAACGTCCGCTATCATTGCTTTTAGGTTGGGGGGAAATGACTTTTTCGAGATATTGTGAAGGTGATATGCCTACAAAACAGTATTCAGATATTCTTCAAAAGATTTATGATGATCCAGCGTATTATAAAGAATTACTGGAGAAAAATAAGGACAATTTAAAATCTCTGCAGGCATATGAAAAAAGTAAGCGGAAGGTACAGGAACTGCTTGGGGAAGAAAACAAAACGGGTTCAAAGCTGGACTCAATTATCCAATATCTGCTTTATAAATGCGAGGACATAACTCCTTTAGCTTTACAAAAGGCGCTATATTATGTCCAGGGTTTTTATTATGCTTTTGAAGGACGGTTTCTTTTTGAAGAAGACTGTGAGGCATGGGTTCATGGACCGGTTTACAGAGATATATATAACAGGTATTCATCTTATCGGTTTGACCCCATTGAGAGTGTTGAAGCTTTCGATGAATCAGTTTTTACAACTGCTGAAAAAGCGATATTGGATAGCGTTATTAAGAACTTCTGCTGTTATAGCGGAAAAACGCTAGAGAAGTTTACGCATCTGGAGAAACCATGGCGGCATACTAGAGACGGTTTGCCGGTGGATGCGCATTCTAATCGTGTAATACCCAAAGAGTTGATCGGGAAATATTTTGTAGCTGTAAAAGAAAAATTCAACATGCTTACTCCTGGAGATATAGAAGTATATTCGAAAGCTATCTTTGAACAAATAAACTGATATTTTTAGCTTCCTTTAAGGTGAGATTTTCATGAGATGAAAAACACAGGTATCCCATATATAATGATATCGTGAAAAAATAACATTAAAACGCATAAGCCCTTCGGGGCTTTTTTTATGCCATAAAACAGGAGTGAGGAAAGATGTACGATAATTGTTTTGGCAGTAACGGAAGGAATGGCTGCAATATCCTGACTGTACACAAGTGTCAGCAAGATAAATGTTCTTTCTATAAAAGCACCCAGGAGTTAGAGGAAGATAGAAAAAAGGCTTATCTTTTGCTTGCAGCTTTACCACCCGATATGCAGCGGTATATCTCCGATAAGTATTATAACGGTAAGATGCCATGGTCAAATAGCAAATGTGTTGTTCAATATTCCAGATGAGATTTTTATGAGATGAAATTCATTATAAATCCAAATATAATGGTATTGTGAAAAGTTATGAATAAGCCTTCATGGGATGAACCTGTGAGGGCTTTTTTTATACCCGTAAAGGAGGTGGCCAGATGCCAAGAAAACCAAAAAGGCCTTGCTCCTTTCCCGGCTGTCCTGAACTGACGGACGGAAGGTACTGCGACATGCATCAAAGGCAAGTGGATGCTTATTACAACAAATACGAACGAGATCCCCAAACAAGAAAACGCTATGACCGGAGATGGAAACGCATCAGGGACAGATATATCTCAGAGCATCCGCTTTGCGAGGAGTGCCAAAAGTACGGAAGGCTTACACCAGCCGAAGAGGTACATCATATTATCCCTTTATCCAAAGGCGGAACCAATGCAGACAATAACCTTATGAGCCTGTGCAAACA